ACCCGCTACAAGAGTGCCGTGCCTTCGGCAAAGTGCGTGGTTGCGTCGATGACTGCATCCCGGACGACTTCGATGCCTCAGTCCGAGGATTGCCTTCAGGTTGTAGGGTTTGACTCAGCTCTGCCCCAACTCATTGAGGCGTTCACGGAAGGAATTGCCTGATGAGTCTCAGGCGCATTCAGATGCTCATCCGGGTCACAGAAAAGACCCGGACGACGATCAACCAACTGAAGCGTGTTCTCAGCGCCGAGCAGCACCGGGACGTGACTCAGTCGGAGCTCGTAGACATGGCCGTCGCCGAGTTTGCCGCGAGCAAGGGCATCGACCTGGGCCCGAAAAAGGAGAATGCATGAACCGCATATTGCAATCGGCGATTGCCGCGCTGTGTGCAGGACTGGTGGCTTACTTGCTTCCATTTGGGCAACAGAGAGGTCGGATCCACGGAAGGCAGGATCCCACTATTGAAGTTCACCAGGTCAAGGACGGCTTGTACGCCTTGAGAGACGATCAAAATGGCGTCATAGCGAAGGTTTTCGCGGTAAGGGATCTGGCGTTCATGAACTGTTCGGTCACCTCGGCGGGTTTGCCTACGTTGGCTCCGTCGACGCCTGCCAGCAACGACCACGGGAGAGTTCAGCAATGAGCGCCCCAAGCATCGTAGTGGCTGGCCTAGGCCGGTGCGGTATGTCTTGCGTGATGCAGATGCTGCACTCGGTCGGAATCCCTTGTGCGGGCGATTGGCCAGACTTCGAGCCCGAAGAGATGAATCTTGGTCGATCCGACTTTCGAGACTTCGGCGGTCAAGCCATCAAGGTTTTGGATCCGCAAAAGCGCCCAGGACTGCAATTTGCGCCTCAGTCGCAGGTGATCCTCATGACTCGGAACGCGACGATCCAGGCGCAATCTCACGTGCGTTTCCTGCAGCAATCGTTTCCAGGGGCTTTCAACTCTGTGGGGACGCAAGACAGACTGGTTCGGTCTCTTGAGAGGGACATTGGCCTCGCTACGCGGGAATGCATGCGGAGCGTAGGCGTGCGCAACGTCAGATGTCTGTGGTTCGAAGACATGATTCGAGAACCTCTAGGATTTGCAGGCGCTCTCGTGAAGTTCCTCGGTCTACCGAAGGGTTGGGAAGACACAATGTCCAAGGTTGTCATAAAGCGGACGCCTGGGCTCAATCCGACATTCCTTGAGTTTGATCAGCTTGCATCGCTGGACAATTTTCCTTCTCCTGCCCACATCCCCTTTTCGAATAAGGACCTCGGCTGATGTATAACTTTCACATGATTGCAATGCTTGCCGCTGCTGTGGTGTGCCAGACGCCCCAACCCATGGATCCGGGGCTCAACGGACTTTGGGCTGATCGTGACTACAACACGTTCGTGATTGCAGCGCCGTTCGAGATCTGGGCGACAGTGAAGGGAAGGCACTTCAGTCTGTTTAGTCTCCAGTCCGTCGACAATGGCGGCTACTACGGTCTATTCGACAGCTCCACGACCATGATCTGCGGGTGGAATAACCCTTTTGGCCATGGCTCCCTGCCGAATGACCGGCAGGCGGATTGTGCTTCGTGGCTTTCAGCCAATGAGTTAAAGGGGTTCAATCCCACGACTTGCACACTGCTCGGGACTGCATTCCCGCTGCCCTTTATTCCACGGCCCGAGACCGAGTCGGACACCGGTCAGGTGCGGATCACGCCAGGCGCTTCGCGAGGAGTGCTGAGCCTGAACCTTCGGAATGCTGGTGGACAGACTGCTTATCGTGACGACATCTACTATATCGGGAAGTCGCCTGCGATCAACATCAACGGGACCTATTCAGATGCCCATGACTCCCTTGTGGTCGACGAGACGGGCGATCGATCCAGGCGAACAATGACGGGCAAGATGACCGTGTTTGGCAAGACCTACACCTTCGAGGGTGCCAGGGTTTGGACCCGAGGGTCGTTCATGCTTCGCGACCGAGACAACAACAATCTCGCGGGCAAAGGGTGGATCGAGTGGAACCCGACGCCGGCACTCGTTGGGAAGTTGAAACGAGGTGACCAGGGAGTTCCGACTGACCGAATCACCATCTTTCTGATCGAGGCGACAGGCACCTATCCGGCAGGTGCCACGCTGACGCTCACGCGCTCCAGCCAGTAGCTTTTGGCTGGAGCCATCCCTTAGATGTAGGCTCCCGCATCAGCGTAGCCGTGGCGATTCATCTCGATGCCGTCACGCTTCACACTGATGTGCGGACTTACCTCATCGGTGCCTAGCGTCAAATCGCACTGGATGGCGTATGGCTCGTGTCCGCAGCGGTCCACCTTATACCGCCCTTGCTTGTCCTTCTTGGGTTCCGAAAGGGTGAGATCGATACCGTAGACATCCCACCTACGCCCCATCGAATAGGCTTTGCCAACGAAGATTCGGGCTGGCGATACCGCGACCTTGGCCCCGCTCCCAAAATCAACGACATCGCCGGGGCGAATGGCTGAGCACTTCACGCGCTCACCCAAAACTCAACCAGGCCCTCGGCATGGCGAACGGTGGTCTCGGCGCTGGGCAACGCCACGCACTTGCTGGCCGATGCCCGCCACTTTGACCAGTCGCCCGATAGACCGACCGAACACAGGATGAGGTCACCGTTATCGCAGACCTCTTCAACCTTGCCGAGTTGGCCAAAGTTCAGCACGAGAGTGCCTACTGGGAAGAGCGGGCCTGAGCCCGTGGCTGGGGTGATTGGTGAAACCATGTCCTAATTATACACGATATCGCGTATAATTAACACAATTTTATGTGTGTGCATCAAAATTGTCAGTTGGTGAACTAGCCGGGACCATCCGAGGGCTTGTCGTAAACATTTGTCGTAAACACCATCTCAGATTCAAGCTAATGGGTTACTGAGCGAGTCTGTCTACCTGCAAAGTGAACCTAAATAGTTGCACGGTTGCCTGCTTCCCAAGCAGGCTGTCGCGGGTTCGAGTCCCGTCTCCCGCTCCAGCAATTTTGAACCTGAGCATTTTCTTAACGCCAGGGACTCGCAACAAGCTTGTCGTAAACATTTACGACAAATTGGTCCAAGCCTTGCCGTCTCGGATGTTTCTGATAGCCTTTGGGCTGACTCCGAAGGCCCGCGCAATCGACCCAATTGTCTCGTTTCCGATACGGTTGCGGATTTCCTTGACCTGGTCTGGAGAGAGTTTTGCGCGTGGGTTTTCTGCGGCTGGGCGAGACATCTTGCGTCTCTTGCGTGTCGGAGTTGCGTAGGTCTGGGTGTCGGGTTCCATCGAGGCTTGCCAAAGCCGGTCAAGCCACATGCGAATGACCGCATCGCCGGGGTGATTGTACGTGTCGTCGATCGAAGATTCGCCGTGCCCCATGAGTTCCCTTCGGACGCTGCGAGGACAGCCGTTCGATTCGAGCCATGTGCTGAACGCATGGCGTAACTTGTGCGTGCTCACGACAGGAAGTCCAGCGGAAACCATCGCCCTTGTAAGAGAGGCTGCAATGCCCGCGGCGCGCACGTGGTCCCCTCCTAGATTGTTCTTTCGCTCGAGCGAACGAATCAAGGGACCGGGTGGATCCGCGAACTTCTTCATCTCTTCGTGGACGCCACTAGGTAGAGGTATCACACGGTAGCTGCTGGCCGACTTCAAGTCTTTCGTGGTCTGCTTTTTGTCTTTGACTTGCTGCGTCTCCACACGGAGGTTGCCGCTTTCCGTAAGCGATGAAGAATGTGCTGCGGCTCCTTCGCGAAGCCGAAGCCCGCAGAATCCATAGAGCAGTACTGCTGGAGCGCAGACGCGTCCCTGTGAGTGCAGATAGAGCCTCCGCAGCATTTGAGGCGTGTAGATCGTAATGCGCTTTGGGGGATCTTTCTTTGTCTTGATCCTCTTTGAGGTGATGGGCCTGACCTTTTGTGGAAACTCTTCTGCGGCCACTCCCATCACCTCAAGGATGAGAGCTCTGCACTTGTTGACGGTCCGTGCGCTGATGGGGACCCACTTTTCAGGATGCTTCTCGCGGTCTTTGGCCCGTGGGTTCTTGAGGATCATCTTCGAGCCGATCGCGTTGCAGGTTGTGGCGACTACGACTGCGTCGATTTGGGAAACTTGAGTGGTGCCGAGAAGCGGAAGCACGTGCCGAAGGGTGGTTTGGATGTCTTCGATGGATCGATCTCGAAGCCCAACTTTGAGGGGAAACAGCTTGTTGAAGAAGACCCAAGCGAACGAGCCGGGTATATCGCCTGGGTCATCGCCTTGTAGCGGAAGCTGCCCTGTCTCCTCGCGCCACTTTGACTCCGCTTCTTGTTCCGTCTCGCCGTAATATGACTTGCGAATAGTCGAGCCGTCCGCCAGCGTTACCAACCGCTTGATCTCTTTGCGGTTCTTCCTTGAGAGGTTCGGCTTCCGGGGCTTGGACGGCTTTTTCGGAGGCATGGCGCTTCGCTCGAAGTTGATCCTTTCGCCGTTTCCACCAGTCCCTGAGGTCGTCAGCGTCTACCAGTTGGCGCGAACCATCCTCGATACCCGGAAACGTCGGATCGAGCCATAGTTTACGCGCCTCTTCAGCAGACCGCAACGAAAGAGCCCGCTTGACCCCAGCAGGGTCAAGCGCAAGCACCTCGACGTGTGGAGGCACCGAACCCAAGGTCTAACCAGCCTCCTGAAAGAGCATCGGGAGCTTTGGCCACGCGTTGCTCATGCGTATGTCCTTCCCGTGCCTTTGCAGTCGAGCACCCACCGACCGGTCTCGCGGTCGATCGTGACTTGACCCTCAATGAGCCGCTCGTCAACGTGGAAGAGGTTAGGAGCTGCCATCAGGAATTCACCGCCTGTCTTAGGACTTTCAATTGCTCTTCGAGCAACTCAACAAGCAGGTGCTCGCGACCAGTGACGGCGTAGGCCGTTTCGGTGTCGTCGTCGCTGACGTCGCAAGCGATGGCAAGAACACTTGAGAACCCAAAGACCTCAAGGACTTTGGCGGCAGGCACAAGCCAGATCCATAGGATCAGCCACATGAACGCCCGTGTGATCGTTGTCAGCAAGTGGCGCTCTCCTTAGGCTTCAAACTGTAGGCGCTCAGGATGTACACACCTGACATTCGCGTCATGTGACCGGATCCCAGCACCCGGCAGCCCCACGTATCACTTGTCCCGGGCTCTAGGCCTGCGATCTCGATGCTGACCGTACCAATGCGGCTGACCCAGATCTGGCCCTTACGGAGCACCATCGATGGAACCTGATGCTTGATTCCTAGCTCTGTCCACATCCGAACCAGGTCTTTGAGTTCGTTGCTTTTGGCAGCCCTGGACGCAGCATTCACGAACTCGTGCAACGCGTTGCGTTGAGTTCCAACCACGTCGTTTACGATCCGTCCCGTGTTGAACTCGACTTGAATCGCTCGGTCGTCGTAGATCTGGATGCACGCGAAATCCTTCGTCGCCGTGACATGCAATCGCTGGCCGATGTGCTTTTCACACCAGTCCTGGATCAGCCTGGTTTGTTCCGCGACCTGGTTGAACAGCGTCTCGCCCACTCCAGGGACGTCAAGGCCGGTGGCTGCTACCCGCGCCGTGAAGATACGAACCTCAGTGCCTTCGGCAAGTAGCTTCTTCACGAGTTCGACCATGGGCTGGATCGGCTCGCCAATCCCACCAGTCCAACCGCCGTAGTGCGCAAGCGTGCCATCGAGGTCCACCCCAACCCATCCAGAAGTGCTCACTTTTCTAGGCTCCTGAGGGTTTCTCCGGCGCGTAAAGCCGCTTTGGGGCTATCGAGAATATCGACGTTTGCTCTGTCGATCGCGATGGACACGGGACTGCTGCCATCCGTACTGCCAAGGTGGTAACGCACTTCGCCTTGAGGAGCGCCCTTCACTACTTCGATCGCGCAGTTGCTGATGGACATGTCCGAGCCATCAGGCGTGGACCTGATCAAGCAAGGGCCAATGTTAGGATCGTGGCTGCGCTTCAGGACCACCGATACGAGGTTGTAGACGGCGATAGTCGCCGCAACAGCGATGAACACGTTGGTCCAGAAAAGCTTTGTACGGTTCGACATTACTTGTGCCTCCCCGCTGTGGATCCAATCGGGGCTTTGACGTGCAGGATGCCCGCATGGTTGTCAAAGGTATTTACGCGACCGTTCCTAAACACGACAAAGGCCGACTGAGGGTAATTCCCGTACCTCCAACCGGTCATCTCTCCGTCTGAATAGAACTGTTCGGTCGGTGTGCCTTCTATCGAAAGCACCTCATCCATCGTCGCGCCAACCCACCAGGTGCGCGTTTGCTTAGTTGGCGCTACTGGAGCGCTTTTCGCAGCAACCGTTTCGCGAAACGCACGACTTGCCGCTTCATCGAAACCGGCAAAGATGATCACGGCAGCAATTACGCCTCCGAGTACTCCCGTGGAAAGCATCAGGACTACAAAACCAAACCAACTAACCTTGTTCATGAAATCCTCCCGAACTGGATCACCCACACCCACGGGTTGCCGACGACGTACCAGGGCTTGCCCTTGTAGTCGAGCGTGTATTGAACGTCCTCCCAGGGGTAGCTGACGTAGTGACTGATCTGCCCATCAAGACCTTTTACGGGCTTGCGGCAGTCGTTGATGAAATCCCACAACTCGCGGTAAGCAAGGACCGGTGAGCACCAGTGGTACTTGTGGCAGTCAGGGCCGAACCCATAACGCCCATCGTGCATCTGGATGCCTTCAGCCAGAGCATCGGCTTCGGTGATCTGCTGGACCCTCTCAACGCGGATGGCAACGATCTCGCGCGTCGATCGCGCGGCCCAGCGAGGCATGAACAGCGCAGAGTTCCATTTCCAGGTGTCGCCCAGCTTTCGCGCCGTTTCAGTATCCGCACGGTATAAGATCTCCGGAGAGATGGCACCGCTCTCCATGAACTTCCGGCGAGCGTCAGCGCCTTCTGTCGTCCAGGTTTCCTTGATCCACAGGTGGTCACCGGGTCTGCCGTATGGGCACTTCATCGTCGTGGGTTCGTAGCCATGATCGCCGGCCACTAAGCCGTGCAGGAATCCCTGATCGTCGATCTGCCAGTCATAGGCTCTGGTGAGGACTCAATGGTTGAAGTCACCTGGTTTCGGCTGCGGCTTCGTGACGCGCCTGGTTATCGTCTTCCGGTCTTCGGCAATCGCGAGCGCCATCGGGGCACTCATCAGGATCCCGCGTTCTTTAATCTCGTTCAGGTTCATGCTTTCACCTTTGCGGACTGCTGGCCAAAGACCTCCATGGCCGTCGTTCCCGCTGTAGCCCTTTCTTCGCGCTTCTTGCGAAGGGAATCGTTGATGCGGTCTTCGTGGATGTAGGCCTGCTCTACGGCTGCGTTGCAGTAGATGATTTGGTGGCGAGGCCTACCGGCGATGATCACCGTCTGTGCCGGTTCGTATTCGACGTAGCCCATGCTTCGGTCATAAACAGGGAAAGGCTTCTTAGCTGGCACTGGCCACCTCGTCTGGGAACTTCCCGCAGTAGAAGCAAAGCTCCGTTGAATGGTTAAGGTTGACGTTGCCGCAGTGAGGGCATCTGACGACGCCTTCCTCCAAGTCGTCCAAGTCGTCCTGCGTTTGCTTTGCCAGAACAGCTTCCGGCGTTTGCATTGCCCGCTCGTGCGCGAGGTCTTGCTTGTATCGAAACTTCGCCCAACCGCTGCTCATGCCGACACCTCTGGGAACTCGTCCCATGTGCGCCCATCGAGCAAGCGACCGGCAGTCTTCTTGCCGACGCGATTCATGACTACGATTCCAGGCTCGATGCCTTGCCCGTCAAATTCACCTTTTGGCGTCACGTACTCGCGGGGCAGCTTGGTTCGAAAGTAGTTTGAGTCGAAGTCGTCTGGAAGTGCGCTGTCTGGTGCCCACTCACCCCATTGCTTGAACAGGAACGGCACACCGGCTCTTCCGCATTGATCACGGAGCGATCGCACCCAGTCGGGATGCATCGGCCTAGCCTTCGGGCCTGACTCACCCCCAGCGATTACCCAATGGATGCTCGCATCTCCGCCAAGACACGTTTCACACTCAACGGTTTCAAGTAAGTGGCCCGCAGCCGAATAGAGCCCGACCTTGCCAGTTCCTTCGCAGGTGCTACAGACTAGGTATTTGTCCAGATCAATCGGCCCTAGAAGTGGCTCGCAGGAAAGGAACCGAACTGCCGCAGGGCACCTGAGCAAGTGCGGGATCCGCTCGTTCGCTGTTGCCTGGTTTTCGCAGCTCGTCCCAAGCCACACGTTAGGCAGCGGCCAGTTCTGGCCACCAAACTGCATCGAGCACCCGATGGAAACGATCCTCTCGCGTTCTGCTTTTGTGCCCCAGTAAGGGTCAGCATCGGTGCCCCTAAGATGCATCCCGATCCACTCGCCACGGGTCATCGTCGATGGTCTAGTTGACGCACCTGTGTTTGGGTCCGAATAGTTGATCTGCACTCGCTCTGACAGATACTGCGCTGCTCGCTCTGGCCTCTTCGTCAGCACTTGGAATGTGTGCTGAGGGCAAAGCGCCATCACCGCGAAAATCTTGTCGATGTACTCGAACGGCACGTCAGGGTGGAACGTGTCGCTCTGCGAGTTCACGAAGATCTTGCGCGGATCCTTCCACCGTAGCGGAGCGAGAAGCCCACCTGGCCAGAGGTTCACCTGATTTGTCCACTCAGGCTTGCCGCCGATCAGTTTGGTGAGGCCCTTGAACCTGTCGCTTAGCTTTGCGATCGGGTGGCCCGCGTGCATGTGCGCCTCACGGATCGCGTAGCAGTTTCGGCAGCCCTCGGACACCTTCGAGCAACCGTAAATCGAATTCCATGTCGAGTCCGTCCACTCGATTTTTGATTTGCTGGCCATTAGCCTTTGATCCTCCTCAGGGATTCGTCTGCAGCCTCGCAAGCCTGCCTGGCGCGGTATTTCAGGGTCTGCGCTTCAGGCAAAGTGCCTGGATAAGCGCGAAGTGCTGGAAGTGCAGAATCGACGTGGAATACAAGCTTCGTCAGCGCTTCGTGGAGCACCCGGTACTCCTCCCTCAACGCGACCAGTTCGGCCCTCAGCAGTGGAGCATCTTCGATCAGCCTTGCGTCCGGGTGGTCTATCGCCGCGATCGTGTAGCGGTAAACCGAATCGTCTCGCTTGGCGGACTGGTAGCCTCGAACGCTTTGGTCGCCAACCGCAAACTGCAGGAGGTCTGCAGCGTCTTCCAGACGCATTCCCACGTTGAATATGGGCTGTGCCTGGGCCATGCCCCAGCGTCTGAACGCCAGGACTACCGGCCTGCGTGATGCGTCAGAACCGAGGTGCAGCGAATGCAGATCGGCATCGCCAGTCCAGTGCCACTTGCCGGGCGTGTGGCCTTCGTGCCGTGACAGATCTACGCTCATAGGAATCCTCCGGCGAACTCGACGACTCGCGGATTCACGACGATGTCCCGGGCGGTTAGCTTCCGGTCGAGGAACAGCCCCTCGATGGTCCGAACGCGCGAGAGCGAAACGTAAAGCTGTCCATGCGCAAAGGTGGGCCTCTCAAGTGCGAGATAGGCTGAATCGAGCGTCTGCCCCTGAGCCTTGTGACCTGTCACGGCGTACGCGAGTCGCAGCGGAATCTGCTTAAATTTGCCTGTCGCCGTGTTCGTGAGTTCTCCGCTATCGGTGACCCCAAAGGTGGTCTTTTCCCACTCCACGGGCTTGATTGCGCACTCCCTTCCATCGTCAAGCGCAACTCTCACCTCGTCACCGTCGATCGACAAGATTTTGCCGAGTGAGCCATTGCTCACAAGTGCGCCGTCAATCATCAGGTTTCGAGCGACCATGACCCGCGAACCCTGCTTCAGTGTCAGTTCCAGGGGAAGGGGATACTCGGACTCGCGAAAGTCTCCGGAGACTACGGCCGTAAAAACCTCAGCCTCGTCAGTCAGCCTTGAAAGGCACTGCTCGTTGATGGAGTCTGCCTTGGCGTTGGTGAGCGTCAAGCAAATGGGCTGCGTGCCCTTCCAGGTTGCGCCAGCGCGGCTGTTGATGTGCCGGAGGCCCTCAGGATCTCCGATGCGGATAAGGTTCAGGGCGTCCTTGAAGTTCTCGTCCGACTGACGGAACATCTCGGTCAGCTCGCAGATTTCGATCTGAACGGTATCGAGCCCAAGCGATGATGGGGTGCCTTTGAACACCCGTGCGTCGAACCAGAACGTGGACTCGTACAGATCGTAGAACCAGGACGATTCTTCGCCACTGCGGGGCGCGACGGGTTCAAGCTGCCACATGTCGCCCACCACGATGACCGGCTTGCCGCCGAAGGGCCTGGGGTCCTGAAGGGTCGCAGACATGACCGCGGACACTGCGTCGATAACGTCGGCCCGCGCCATTGAAATCTCATCAATGACCAAAGCGTCGATCGCCATCAGCAGCTTGCGTCTGCCTTCCCTCAGTGGCTTAGCCTTAAATGGATCTGTGAGCCCGATCGGTATCGCGAAAAAGCGGTGAAGAGTTTCGCCGCCAACGTTCAAGGCGGCAAGGCCCGTTGGTGCCACGGTGACCACACGGAAAGCCCGTTTGATCGCGTGGATGACGGTGCTCTTCCCGGTGCCAGCTTTGCCCGTGACGAAGATGACGCAGGGCTCGCCTTCCTTAATCCTCTGCCGAATGAGCCCCAGTGCTGACGCTTGACTGGCCGACAGCGAAACGCTTGATTGAATACCCGCAAAGCTCATGAGTTCCCCCTCTCGGCTGCGACGTGGACCGGAACTCCGGTCAGCTTGACAATTCGGTTCTTGAACTCCGCTTCGTTGGAGTTGCCATTGCTCAGGTGGAGCAGCCAGATCGACTCCACGCGCGAAAGGTCGTTTGCGCGAAGCAGATCTTCAAGGCGCTCGATCGACATGTGCGTCTGCAGGGTCCTCGTGGCCCTTTCCTTGTCGAGGAATCCGAGGTCTACGTTGCGTCGCACGATCTCGATGCTGTGGTTGCATTCCACCGCGAGGTGGGTGAGCCCTGGGAACGTGACCTTGCTGTACACGGAGTCCGTGAGATACAGCAGCCTGTCTCCCTCAGGACTGTCGATCACGAACCCAAGGGTTCCGGGGCAATCATGGACGGCTTCGAATGCGCTTACGGTCCAGGCCCCCACTGAAAAGCGCTGATCCGCGGTGACCACCTTCTTCCTAACCTGCGATACCTGTTTGGTTGAAGCGATCGAACTCCATGTGCCCTCGTGAGCGTAAACGTCGAGTCCCTTCTCCATCAGCGCGTAAATGGCCCTGCTGTGATCACCGTGCGCGTGAGACAAAAGGCATCCAGATAGCGCCGAGATTCGAAATCCAAGCGCAATCTGAAGCGATTTGATCGTCATCCCGGCGTCCAAAAGGATGGAGTGGGATCCGCAGGACACGCGGTATGCGCATCCTGCGGACGAGCTCGCAAGGGGCTCGAAGTGGATCATTAGTAGCCTGGATCCTCGTCGGTTGTCAGGCTAGGCTGTCCAGACGCGACTGGGGCCTTCTCGGGCTCAGCAGGCACGCTCGGCATCGTGACGACACTTTCGGCCACGGCAGGGATTGACATCGTGCGGGCGTTTGCCTCGGCTGATGCGCTCGCCTGGACGTCCTCAATCACGTCTTCGACGTCGTCAGTGCCAATCATCTGGCCCAGATCGGCAACGACTGAAGGATCCAGCACGATGGCATCGCATGTGCGGTGCACAAACGTCTTGTAAGCCATCTTGTCGTAGCTCTCGTTTTGTGCGACCTGGCCATCCTCAAGCAGTCCGCCCCACATGGCCCCTTTGCTAGGAGATGCTTTGCGCGAGCGCTCGAGGTCGCGCATGGTGATCAGCACAAGCCTGTTCCTTGTTGGCTCGTTGTACGAGATGTAGCCGATGCCGCCTGCGATTCGTCCTGGATTGAGGTAGTCGAAATCCTCGGGTGTGACAATGTCGTAGCCCTCGATCGGGTTCGACTGGCTCTTGAATAGGGGCCTCAGTCTCTGCCCTTCGTGGATCGGCAGGATCGTAATCGAGTCGATCGGGTGAGTGCTGTACTTCTGGCAGACGAAGAGCCTGCCCATGAACCCGAGTTGAAGTTCGACTTCGTACTTCTGAAGCGAAGTGATCCACCGTGGCACCACATGGACGTAGTTCTTTTGGAGCGCGTCGACCTTGCGCTTGACCAAGGCGTACGCCTGCATGGCCAGGCTGTCCATGTTGATGTTTGCCCAGGTGATAGGCGTCGCTTGGCTGTTCTTCGATAACCGGTCAGCCTCAAGCTTCTTGAGCGACAAGTCGATCTTGGCAAAGAGGTTCAGCGCCAAGGCCTTCTCTTGATCGGTGTAGCGCACTTCCGAGCCGCTAGCTGCGGAAAACTGCTGCTCGACCATGACTAGGAATCGGCTACTTCGAGAACTCTCGGACACCTGCTGCGGATCCTGGGGAGGTGCAGTCTCGCCGTTTGGTCTGCCGTTGTTTGTTGCTGCGCTTCGAGTCTGAGTTGCTGTTGACATAAGTGGTTCCTCTCTTGGAATGGTCTGGGCCTGAAGATCAGGCGAAAAGGAGTTCGCGCTTTGACTCTCGGTCAAAGGTGCGGATTTCGAGTTCTTCGATGGAGTCGTCGTGTCTCAGCCGGATCTGCTGCCCGGTTGTGCGCAGGAATGCGCTGACCGCCTCGGAGTTCTCGATGACGATGGGGAGGCTCACGCCAACGTGCTCGCTAATCGCGTTGATGACGTCGAGCCCACAGTTCACGGATTCGCCGTGGCTGGGTGGAATGCCGTTCTTCTTGACAACGATGCAAACTTCCTTCAGTCCCCCGTTGATCTGGTCTTGGAACAGGGTGAATTTGCACAGCGAGAAACGGCTATTGATGCGCTCGGTGAGCAGCCGGACCTTAGCGCGGACAAAGTCCTCGCAAAGGAAAATCTCGGCGTCGATCGTCTCAAGTTCTGCGCCTAGCGCTTTCTCTCGTTCCGATAGCTTTTCGATCTCTTGCTCGTAGCGAAGACGTTCCTGATTGCTGCGAATCGCCGCAGCAGCTTCGTTGATCTCCGTTTGGCGACGAGCAATCTTCGCGTCGATCTCGGCAGTTGCGCTCCCCGATCCTGCGAGTAGGTCCGCTTTCTGCTTCTCGATGAGTTGAAGCTTTTCCTGGATCTCGATGTAGCGAGGATCCTGTGCCGGGTCCACCACGACCTCACTCGGGATCACCAGTGCCGAGCGCTCCGCCTGGAGGCCTGCGAGTCCAGCCTTCGCGGATTCCAACTCTTTGCCGAGCGCCTCGGTCTTGGTAGTTAGTTCCGTCTTGGTAGCTGCCAGCGCCCTACCCTGTTTCTGGTTGGCATCGAGCTTTGTGGCCCTCGCGGTGTTGAACGCCTCGGTCCTAGCTGCTACCTCAGCTTCGGGGATGGACTGTTTGCACGTCGGACAGATACCGTCGCCACTGTAGGATTCAGCGGAGATCAGCCTGTACTGTGCGCGAAGATCAGTAAGCTGGCGCTCGATTCCGCCCAGTTCGCCAGCCGTTTGGCGAAGGCGTGACTCAACGTGGTCAACCTTGCTTGTGGCCTCACGGATCTTTCCGTCGAGGTCTGCCTGCTTCTTGAGGGCCTCGGCCCTGGCCGGATCCCGCTTAACCTTAGCAGCGTTCACGATGTCGATCGCCTCGCCGCTTAGCAACCGGATCTGGTTTTGAAGATCGCCAACTGCGCCGGAAGCGCTCGACTGCGCTCGCTGGGCCTGGAGGTCGCGAAGTCTCGTGTTCCTCAGTTCGAGTTGTGTTTCGAGCTCACCTTCGATGAACTCAGGCATGAGCCGCTGTGTCTGATCGATTCGAGCAGGGATGCCCTTCTTCTCTTCGACGAGAGGATCCTTGCGTGACTTCAAGACCTTTCGGTGGTCGTCGATGGAGCGCTTGGACAGGATCGCCGCCAGGGGCGCAAAGCGCTCCTCCGATGCTGCGACATCGAGGTCAGAGACATCGCCGCAGACTTCGATGAGCACCGAGCGCATTGCTTCGCTCTTGATGCGCTGCATGAAGTGCTCTGGCTGCAATAGGAACCGCAGCCAGCGGGCCGGGCAGATCTGCTCAAGCCGCGCGAGGTAGTCGTTTTCCTTGACTGGGATCTCGTCGTAGAAGCACTGGGTCTCGTGACCCGTGAATTCGGAATTTGCTGAGCCTCGCTTGGTGGTCCAGATCTCGCGGAAGACCTTCTTGATGGTCACGTACTCGCCGTCCACGGTGAGCGTCGCTTCTGCCCAGTGATCGGTCTTCGACATCGGGGTGTCGCCCACCAGCGTCTTAATGTCCGCGCCGAGCGATTGACCTTCGACGTCAAAGCCGGTCCAGAGCCAAATGAGCGCCGATGCGATCGTGCTTTTGCCGGTGCCGTTCATGCCCTGGAGACATAGATCCATGCCGCCCGTCTTGATCTCAAGCGACTTGATGCCGGCGAAGTGGCCCAGCGTCAGCGAGTGCAGGATGACGCGCTTCACGCTGGCACCTGGACGCGGAGGTCGGTCACGACGCTCAGCCATTCGGGCAGCGGTTCGGAATCAGCGAGGTCCGCAACGCGCTCCGCGATCGACTTCTCGTCGTATCCATTCGGGATCGTCGCGTAGACGCCCGGAAGCGCCTTAATCTGCGATGCGTGAAAAACTCCAAGCGATGGAGCAGTGACGAACTGCTGAGCAACTTCGAGGGGCACCGAAAGGTACGGGTAGATCTTCCTGCCCGTGGACGACTTGAATTCGACAGCGAGCGTTCGGTTATCACAGTCGTATCCGACCGCGACGATGTTTGACGGAGCCTTCGCGCAGAAACGCGCGGTTGGGACGAGGACGGTTTTCATGGTTACTCTCCAAAAAGTGCGAGGACGACGAGCAGGGCAGTGATCGCAAACAGCGCACCGATCGCGGGCTTAATCCAGCCTGCGAGTGCGTTCCTGATCGCGTTCAAGTCGTGCCAGATGGCGAGAATTCGGTCTTGGGCATCGCGAGCTGCGGCGTCTCTGAAGGCAGCAGCATCGAGCGATTCGTTTGAGAAGTAGGGCGGCATCGAAGCCCCGGGCTTTGCGCGGTACAGAACCGTCTGCCTTGCAAAGAAAGCCTCGTAGGGTCTGGCGAGGGCGTAGTCACCCGACTTGATGTCAGGCACCACCACGACGACGCGGCGAATCGAGGACGCGACACGGTCAGCGTGGCTAGCGGCTTCACTGAGGTTCATGCCGCCTCCATGCACCCGCACTGGGCTCGAAACTTTCCGTTTGCGAACACAACCGATTCGTCAAGCCACAGAACGCTGACTGACGCTCCAGTGCTGGCAGCAGCCTCGACCGCTGCTCGCTGGGCCTGAACAAATGCGTGCTCGCCGAACGTTTTGATGTTCGCAAAGCCACGGCAGGCCATGCGTCGGCTGTCATAGAGTTCGACCACCGCAAGGTCGATATACGCGGTGTAGATCACCTTGACGGCGATCAGGTTGAGATGGCGACTCATGCCGCCACCTCTGAAACGTTCCACTCGCGGAAGCCACCAGGCCAGCACTCCGCCACGATCTCACGGTTGTAGTCGTATGCTTCCTGAACGGTGACCGCCTCAAAGGTGCCTTTCTGGGGGCAGTGCTGCATGCCAAGCCACACGACTGACATGCAGCAGCGGGCTGTGAGCGCAAGACTGCAAGCCTCGCCTAGCGCAGATTCATAGGATGTGCCGCCAGGCTTAACTTCGTACCGGTCCAGCCACGCGGAAACCGTGGTCGGCGAAGCAGTGGGCAGTGGGGCCATTACAGCCGCACTCCGTAAGGCATTGCCCCGAACTCTGCCTCGTACAGGTACTCGGCGTAGCCTGGGCGAGTCTCAAGGGGCTGAAACAGTTCAGATCGTCGCCACTTGACTGTCTGTCTGCGGGCGACGTGCCTGGATTTGAAATGCCTCGCAAGGACGACCAGGCAGATCGCCTTGAAGATCAGCGCTTCGATCGCAAGTGCGATCAGAACGTATAGGGTGACGGTTGCAGTGACTGTGTGTCCCATAGATGCATCCCCCTCTCGGAGTGGATGCAATTATTATAGGACGCTATATAGGAAATATCAATATGCGGTGCAAATTTTGGTGCAAATTTATATGATAGGAACTGATAGCAAGTAAATTTACCAGTTATCGAAATCGTATCCTTGATCATTAAATCGCACGTTGACCGCGCCTTCAACCCATTGCGGCATTATCCCGTCAATGCGGCCCTCGATCGTCACGGACGATAGCTCTTTGATTGTCCCATCAGTCAATTTGAAACTTGCCACACCTTTCTCTCTGACCACGATGCCGTAAAGTCCTTTGCCGTCCGTTGTGTCGAGCAGTGCGTACGCCTTGCCCGTCAAAGGGACTGCGACCGACATGTTAATGAGGACGACATCACCGGTCTCGAAAATCGGGGCGAAGTCGTTGTCGAGGATTTGGCTGCAGACGCAGTGTGCAGCGAATTCTGGTACCCGTGCTACTTTTCGATTCTCCATCTGTGCGTTTAGGCCTCCTTGCCCGATAGAGCCCACCAGGATCGCTTTAGCCATGCCTGGCTTATATTCAGCGGTCGATTCTTTGACTGCCAAGAAACTTGGAATTGCTGGTTGTGGCAGATCTCGAATATCGAGCACCTGTGATAACCCCTTGATGAACTCTGGCGTCGGCTTGAGATGGCCTGAGACCACCTGAGAAATAGCGTCATCTGACCACGCTCCACCACGGCTGCGTGTGAACCCTGCGGCGTTGAGCAGTTGCGCCACCTGTGGATAACTGAGACCCCTGGCAGCGATCTCGCTTCGGATCTGGTCGCCCGTCATTAAAACAGCTTTCTTCACGATGTCTCCTATCAGGCAGCCTGGTGGCGAACCTGTTGGGCTCATCGTACGTGTTGCAAAAGTTGCTAGAATTTGAATTCTCCCCCTCAAATTTTATAGCGGCTATATAGTTTGCTATCAATCGGTGCAAGTTACGGTGTATAGTGTCCTCGATATGGCCAGACCGAGGGGGCCGAAGGGCCCGACTATAGAGACACAGCGGTTGATCGCCAGATTGCGGATCAGCGATGGAATGAGCTGGCGTGAGATAGCCGAGACGTTGTCTTGGCCCTGCCACCAGCGAGCCATGCGAGCGTTTGAGCGCCTTGAGCGATCGAGCCCTGAAGTTATCGCTGACCTCCAGCGTTGCAAGCAATCCCAGGCGGGTTAGGTCCGTTAGGTTTAACTGCATTTGGTCACCTGTCAATCTCCCATGGAGGGACTAATGAGTAAACGATACAGTTTTAATAATTGGTCATTGAATCCTGTAAATGCTCTTGAGATAGCAAAAACATGCAAGTCAAGTTATTGGGTGACTTGTACAGCAGGGGTACCAAAGATCGAATCTTGCGCGGGTTCAGGGAGCGTACGGTAGATGTCTGCTTTCGTCGAAGGATCAAAGGCTGTTATGCCGTCCGGCTTGAACCCGAGTTCGTTGGAAGCCATCTACGATAGCCCTCCTTGCGTTCATTTTGGAGCAGGGGCCCAAAAGCCTCCCCGTAAGCTGAAGGCTCCCACGCGCAAGATTAGGGATTTGTCGGGCCAAAAGTTTGGGCAATTGACGGTGATCTGCTTGCTAGGCATCAACCGTAAGCGATTAGCGGTTTTCCGGTGTGCTTGTGAGTGCGGCGGTCAAATTGACCTTCGATCGGACGCCCTAACGGGTGGGCGCAGAAGGTCGTGTGGATGTCTGAGCAAGCAACGGAGATTCCAGCCGGGTGAAAGGCGATCACAAGCGACCGAATTTGCACCGGGGTCTCTTCCGCGCAATTACTTGCCCGTTGACTCTATTACTCATCGCACTGATAAGTTTGGCGTCGTTAGGGCTTGGATCAAGATTGCTGAGCCCAACAAGTGGAGGCAACTCGCGGTCCACGTCTGGGAGAAGGAGAACGGACCTCTGCCGCGTGGCTGCGTCATTCATCACAAAGATCGCAACCCACTGAACGACGCTCTTGAGAATCTTGAGTGTCTGACTCGCAGTGAGCACATCGAAGAGCACCGGCACGAGTTCGATCCGATTGGGCATTCGAAGCGTAGAGCTGTGCCGTATGCCGAGCGCAAGGCCGCTGCGAAAGGAGGGATGTAAATGTCGTCCCTTTTTGAGCGATCGCTGACCAATCCACCTGACTTGTTCCGTGAGATTTGCGTGGTGCTCTTCGCGGGTGGCGGAGGGTCGAGCTTGGCCTATGAAATGGCCACTGGCCAGCCCGTAGACGTAGCTGTCAATCACGACGCGTCTGCCGTCGCGATGCACCAGGCCAACCATCCACTCACGGAGCACTACAAGGCTGACGTGTTTGAGGTGAGCCCAAGAGAAGCCAGCGGCGGGCGTCCTGTGGGCTTATTGTGGGCGAGCCCCGATTGCACGTTTTTCTCAAAAGCCCGTGGCGGAAAGCCTATTCGAGACAACTTGAGGCGTCGGCGTTCGCTCGCTTGGGTTGTCAAGTGGTGGGCCGCAACGGTCAAGCCTCGCGTAATCATGATGGAAAACGTCGAGGAAATCGTGAAGTGGGGCCCTCTTCGTGGAAAGGACGGCAACCTTAGACCTCATAAGGGGCGGGCGGGCAGAACCTTTAAGAAGTTCGTTCGCTCTCTGCGCCAGGAAGGATACAAGGTTGAGTGGCGCGAACTCAGGGCCTGTGACTATGGCGCTCCAACCATCCGAAAGCGCTGGTTCTGCATCGCTCGCTGCGATGGGGAGCAGATCGTTTGGCCCGAACCCACACACGGAGATCCGAAGTCTGCGGCCGTACGTAGCGGAGCGCTCAAGCCTTGGCGGACTGCAGCCGAGTGCATCGACTGGTCGCTCCCGATGTGCTCCGTGTTTGCCACGAAGGACGAGGCGAAAGCATGGGCGAAAGAGCACGGCAAACAGTGCCCGATCAGGCCTTTGGCTGACAACACGTTCGGACGCCTAGCTCGAGGGCTAAAGATTCACGTTCTCGAATCTGCATCTCCATTCTTTGTTCCGATCACTCATCAGGGTTCGCGCCGTTGCCCAGCGACTCACGAGCCGTTCCCCACAATCACCTCCGCTCACCGCGGTGAAATCGCGGTCGCTTCTCCGATCATCGCGAACGTGGCCAACTCGAAGACCACGGGCAGAGATCCAAACCATTGGAGCGTTTCGGATCCGCTGCGCACTGTCACCACGAGTAATGGCTTTGCGGTGGCTTCTGCCTCTTACACAGCGGGCTGCGGCGGGCGGGCTGGGCAGTCGCCCGAACGTTCTCTTGAGGAACCATTTGCGACGATCACGGCTAAGGCTGACACGGTTATCGCGTCCCCTTGTTTTGTCCATACCGCTCACTCAGAGGGCGGAGCCCGATCGAAGAGGTGGGGGCACGGAAGCAAGGAAGTCGCTCGTCCACTGGCTTCGGTCACGGGATCGAACGATCTTGCCCTGTCGATGTCCTGGTTCATTCCTCGATACGGGGAAAGGCCTGGGCAAGCGATGCGGACGCGCTCGATCGGTGATCCGTATCCTGCGGTGGTCTGCGATGGCAATGGCGGAGGGCTCGCCTCAGCGTTTCTTTCGCAGTACTACGGTGGCGCTCCTCGATCATGCGAGATCGGCGAGCCTCTGAGGACCCAAAGCACAGAGAATAGGTTTGCCCTGACGGCGATGAGCCTTGATTTGTACTATGGCACTCCCCAAGCGGCGCGGATTGACCGACCATTGCCCACAGTCACGACGAGGGACCATGCATCTGTGGTCGCATCGTTCCTCGCGACGAACGTCGGCGGGTATGCGATCGACAATTCAGGCAACGGCAAGCACCTTGGAGCGCCGGTTTCGACGATCACGGGCAAGGGGGCCAACCATTCCGTGGTTGGAGTCTGGCTAGACCACGCTTTTGGTGGCTTCTACAGTGCCAAAGGTCGATCCTTGCGTGATCCGCTCGGCACGATCCTGACAGAGAGCCGAGGGCATCAAGGGGCCCTGGCGCACGATCCATCGAGCACTCTGACGACTGGATCTCAGCAGATGCTTGCTGGCGTCTACTTCCATCACAACAACACGGGCTGGAACCCATGTTCATCAGGGAAAGATCCCCTTCACACCATCGTGGCGGATGGTGCCCGGCACAACGTGACATGTGCGTTCATGCAGCGTGACTTCGGCAATTCGGTCGGGGCCTCGCTCCAGTTACCGTCACCCACGATTACGGGCACCGGAAACGGTAAGGCTGCCCTCGTCGCTGCTCTGCTGGAAAAGTGGTTCCCGGGATCCACAAAAGGCCAGTTTGTCGAGAAGTGGATCGGCTGGACTAGGTACGTCGTGAGTGACATCCGCATGCGAATGCTCACGCCTCGCGAGCTTTTCCGCTGCCAGGGGTTCCCAGACACTTACGTGATTGACCGCGGTGCTGACGGCCGAAAGCTGACTGCGACAGAGCAGGTCCACATGTGCGGCAACTCGGTCAGCCCGTGGCCAGCTCGGGCGATGATCCGCGCCAACTGTGCCCACATGATGGCAAGACCATCTGAGGCAATTTACGACGCGCTCGCCAAAGCGTTCGGGCTCGATGCGGAGGCAGTCGCAGCGTGAAGCCACAGGACTTACCCTCAACAACGAAGGTCTTGGAGCGCATCGCTACGGCGAGCGGACGCTATTCGCACGAAGTGTTTCGCGCGTTCGTTTACCTCGCGGCATGCGCTGCCTCGGCGGGGCGGAGGGAAGCCGACTACCTCGAGGAAGCCAAGCGGTGGCAGCCCGAGCACATGCAGGAATTTGCCGTCGCGCTCGGCGCACTGATTTCCGAGATGCAGGAGAGACCGTTCACGGACGTCCTCGGGCCGGTGCACATGGAGTGGAGTTCCAGGAGCGATGCCGCGCACCGCGGTGAGTTCTACACCCCAATGGACATCTGCCGGGTGATGGCCCAACTCACTGTGAAAGATATCCCCGATGACCGGCCACTGGACGTCGAGGAGGCTGCGTGCGGATCCGGAGCCATGGTGCTTTCGATCGCAGAGGCACTTGTGGATCGCGGCTACAGCCCGCTGAACATGAGAGCGGTTTGCACAGACATCAGCTCCCTGGCATGCGACATGTGTTACGTAAACCTGACGCTCTGGGGCATCCCTGCCACGGTGATTCATGGCAACGCGCTGACCACTGAAACGTGGGCAACCAGGGTGAACCCTTTCTGGGGCCTGGCGCAAGCGCCCAGGCGTTCGGCCATCACAGAAATTGTCTCGAACATCAGCGCTCTGCTGGACTCGCTGACCCCAACGAAGGCGACTAACGGGCAGATGTGCTTCGACTTTGGCGGTGCGGCATGAATGACCGCCTCCACATCCTTCCGGGGTTTGCGCAAGAGCAGGTGAAGAGCCTGCCGGACAACTTCTTCCACACCGTGGTGACCAGCCCTCCTTACTACGGACTCAGAAACTATGGAATACAGCCATCGTTCTGGGGCGGTGACCCTGATTGCGCCCATGAGTTCGAAGAGACGGTGCTGCCTGCGAAGAACGGGAGCACGTCGATGGTCGGATGCACCAAGAACGTCCACTCCGCGACGCGCAAAGTCAGTAAGTCGGCAGTCTGCTGTAAGTGCGGCGGCTGGCTCGGATGTCTTGGACTTGAGCCACATCCAAACCTCTACGTTGAGCATCTGGTCAGCATCTTCGACGAAGTCTGGCGGGTCCTGCGCAAAGACGGATCGGTCTGGCTGAATCTCGGTGACTCGTATGCCACCGGCGCCGGCCGCATTGGCAAGCATGCAGGAGGTGGACATCAAGGAGACCGTTGGGCTCATTGCGGTCCTGACCAGCAGCCTAACCGCATGCCACTCAAAGGCATTCCCAAGAAGAGCCTGATCGGGATTCCGTGGAGAGTGGCACTTGCACTCCATGAGCGAGGGTGGATCATCCGCAACGACATCATTTGGGCAAAGCCTGCGCCCCTTCCTGAGAGTGTCAAGGATCGTTGCACCCGGGCTCACGAATACATTTTTCATCTGACGAAGTCGAGCAGATACTTCTACGACTGCGCGGCCATCGCAGAAAAGGCTGTCGGAGGACCTCCCGGAAACGTGGATCACGGTAAGTACGGGCTGGACATCGAAGGGCAGTTCAGAACCAAGTCGGGGCTATCCGGCTATGCCAAGCGGTCTCGCGATTCCTTCAAGAGAGAGTCGGGCAAGCAGCTTCATGTCCTAGTCCCGGGCCATACCAACGCAAGCCACAGGCCAGACCGCAAGGACACCTTTTCAACCGGTACGCGCAACAAGCGCACGGTGTGGGAAATCAGCACGAGCCCCTACAAAGGCGCTCACTTCGCGACGTTCCCGAGAGAGATCCCGCGCACATGCATTCTGGCGACTACCCCCCCCCACGGACGGGTTTTGGATCTCTTCGCGGGATCGGGAACGACACTCGAGCAAGCGATCGAGTTAGGTCACGAGGCCTGGGGGATCGAAGCCAATCCACAGTATTGCGAGATGATTCGGGCCAGGTGCTCGCGTGTCACGCCAGCCCTCGACATCTGGGAGGCCAAGCATGCCTGATGTAATTCTGCGTGACCAGGATGCCTTGTCGTTTTTGAGCTCCCTGACGCCCAACTCGGCTCACGCAATCGTGACCGATCCGCCTTACGGGCTCTCGTTCATGGACAGCGAGTGGGACGCGCAGATTCCAAGCGTCGAGGTTTGGGCCGAAGCGCTGCAGACCCTAAAGCCAGGCGGCTACCTGCTCGCGTTCGGTGGTACCCGGACCTTCCACCGTCAGGTGTGCAGGATCGAGGATGCGGGTTTCGAGGTTCTTGACCACATCACATGGCTGTACGGGCAGGGCTATCCCAAGTCGCACAACCAGCATGGCCGGTGGCTTGGATGGGGCACTGCGTTGAAACCTGGATGGGAGCCAATCACCGTTGCGCGTCGGCCACTCGCCGGCACGGTTCGGGAAAACCTTCTAGGTCACGGCTGTGGAGCGTTGCACATCGACGCTGCTCGGATCCCAGTGTCGGACGCGCAGTACTCCGCGAACTGCTCCAGAGATCGAGGCCATTCAGGTACCCGCGAGACCGGATCCGTCACCGATATTCGCACGGGTGGAGGTTCGGCAAGTGACATTGGGCGGTGGCCTGCTAATGTGGCGCTCGACGAGACCGCTGCGGCGATGCTTGATGAGCAGACGGGCGTTCTGAAGTCCGGCGCGAACCCAAGAAGACGAGCGTCCGCGAAGCACAAGAACACCTCCAGGCCGTTCGAGGGCCAGAAGGAATGCTCATCACTGAGACTAGAAGACGCTGGCGGAGCTTCGCGGTTCTTTTACTGCGCTAAGGCGTCCCGGCGCGAGCGAGACCTCGGATGCGAGCAGCTCCCGGAAAGGCTTCTGAAATGGGGCCATGGTGGGATGGGCGGCTTTCAGTCTGAGGGGACGAAGGAAAGCGCCAAGAACCCCTGGCCAACGGTGAAACCGATCGCGCTCATGCGCTGGCTTATCCGTCTCGTTGCCCCCCCTGGTGCACTGATCGTCGACCCCTTCCTTGGCAGCGGAACCACTGGGGTGGCAGCCGTGCTTGAGGGGGTCAATTTCGCTGGCTGCGACAGCAATCCCATCGCCATGGAAATCGCTCGGGAGCGCATAGGGTGGGCCCGTCACCAGCGCAACGGGGTTCCAGCGTGATCCGGCTGACGCACATCGTGCACCTGGCTCACGACGATTTGAGGTTCCCGCCTAAGGGGACGCCCGTGCAACTCGCAAACGAAACGCTTTCGTGGCTCGACGGCCGCGACCAAAAGTCGCACCTGGTGAGCCCATTTTTCGTCCGCAATCACTTACGACAGCTCACCGCAATCGAGCAAGCCCAGATGGAGGTTTTCTACAATGTCATTTAAGCCATACGACGGATCGCCCGTCCACTCACTCTCCGGCGTCCTGCAAGTCACCTACGGCAAGTCCGCGGTCAGTTTGTCCGACTCGCTCAGCGCGGTCCTTCTGCCCGAGCGAGGCAAAGGCCAACTGTTCATCGAGATCGGTGAAGATGCCGACGCTGGCTTTATCCGCTGCACGGTCGGCGAGATAGGGCACAACATCGTGCGAAGGTGGACTAAGGCCACCTGCTGCGGGCTGCTCGGGGCGCTCCGGCAAGTGTGCGCGAGCAGAGCTGTTCCAGGAGAGAACTTTAGCGTCTCATTCTGCGGGGAGCGGTCATTCCTGATCGACGCACGCCCAAAAGCCGAGAGTCCTCGAAGGCACAAGAGCGCAAGGCACGATGAGCCAAGGCCCCGGCTACCGCTCTATGTGAAGAATCACCGAGAGTCAGAAGCGGGCATCGCCGGACAGGATAGTCAAACTGCACCGGCACGACCGATCGTACCACCGATGCCCTTTGTTGGTGAGCAACACTTGCCAGAGCCATGGAAAGACTTCAGGGTAGGTGACTCACCCGAAGCAATCTCAATTTCGGTCGAGGAGTTGCCCGAAGAATCGGACAATGCGGCGATCGACACGATGCTAGCGGGCGAACTGGCTGAAACCGCAATCAGCCTAGGCCTTGTTTCACCCTCTACTTCAGAGCCCAAGCAAGAGGAAACAGACACTCCGGCAGAGGAGAAGCCGAAGCCAGGCGCAAAAGCCCTTGAGGAAACGAGAGAGCTGTACCGCAAGATCTTCGACTACCACCAGACACATCAGACGGAGTCCACGACCGACCACTTCGGAATCGAGGTTGCCGAACTCGGCCGTGCAATCAAGATGTTTCGGACCGATAGCAGTGGGAGTCCTCCTTCAGGTTCAGATCTGGCCATTGCCGACTTCTACATGCGAAACAGTCTGGCTGCGACCAGGGATAAGTACAAACTGCTTGACAAGCAACTGAAGGCCATCGTGCTGCGATCTGGGCGAAACGTGCGCAGCGCTCAGGATGAGATGCTTCTCGTCTCGCTGCTGAGATCCCCTGCACAACTCGAGCAGAAGGCCCCCGAAGCCGAGGAACCAAAGCCAAAGGACGAGCCCAAACCGGCCATCCAGGAAGAGGAAACCGAACCTTTCATTTCCGTAGACCCGAAGGACCTCAAACCTGCCGAGTTCATCGCGGCATTTAGGGCGATTGCAGAAGGTGCCATGGCTCACGAACTGCGCCTCCGGTTCCGGCTGGACAAGGATGGCGTCAGGTGGATCAGGGACACGTACAGCGAGATGTTCGTCGAGTTCCAGAGCAAGAACCTTCAATTCAAGAAGAACGACTTCATTCAAGATTGGCTGCGAAAGCTGACTGCGAGTTCAAACAAGAGGCCCTGAAATGCAGATCGTTATTGAATTGCCACTGCCTCCATGGAGGACGTCTTGCAACGTCAATAAGCGTGCCCATGGAGGCAAGGAAAAGGTGGTTAGGGACATCCGAGAACTCGCGAGAGTCGCTGCTCTTCCGCACATGGCTGGTGGTCAGATTCAGGGCAGATGCATCATTCATCACGTCTGGTTCATGGGCTACAGTCCCTTTGAGCAGGCGCGACTAGACTCGATTGACCAGATCAGATCCAGTAACGCTAGGCGCAAAAGGGACGGTTTGCCAAAGCTAAAGGAGCCCAATCCTATTCATGCTAGGCCCCATGACGAGCAGAACGCGATTGCATGCCTCAAGCCTCACATTGACGGCATTGTGGACTCGGGACTCCTAAAGAATGACTCGTACAAGTACGTGAAGTGGGGCGAGTTCATCCCGCTAACAACGCAGGAGCAGCACAAGGGGAAATCGGCGCTGCACATCATCCTGGAATACGGGGAAGACGCTGGGAAAGGTGGCGAGACATTTATGGACAAGTACATTGTTTTGGCCAATTGTGCGAAGGAATACAAGAAAAAGCCCGCCGATTTAGGAGATAGAAAGTCACGAGTATCGCAGAAGGTCAGGCGCTTCCCGGACGAGTTGACTGAGGAATAACCGTGGCAGAGAACGCTCGCTGGATAAGGCTTAACGTTGATTGGCACGAGTCGAAATGGCTCGCTGCACTGCCTTGGCACGTCCGAGCCGTGTGGCCGGTGATCATCACACATGTGAAGGTCAACGGCACGGGTGGCCGTTGCAAAGCCCCGCTGCTTGAGCGGTTCGCGGGCGGCTACGACATACCTAACGACACCGTAACGGCGTTAGTAACGGCTGCTAACGCGTCTGGAGCGTTACGTAACGAAGACGACATGTGGATCATCGAAAATTGGGACCTCTACCAGGGGGTTGACGCCAGTAATCGAGACCGTCAGAAGAGTTGGCGCGAGAAGCGTAAGGCGGAGAATTCAGGTTCAAATCGTCCAGAAAATGCCCCAAATTCTGCGCGTAACGGCACCGTAACGGCGTTACCCCGTCACGCGACGGAGACAGAGACATTGACAAAGACAGAGACAGTAGGTGAGTTAATAGTTGGTACCAACCTGTCGAAAAGCGAAAAAGCTAACGCACCCGTAACGCCGTTACGGAATGAAGAGGGAAAGAAAGCCAAGCATCCGGCCCCGAGCCTTGCCGATGTCCGGACCGTGTTCGCGATGCTCGGATCTACCCAGGACTGCGCTGACGGGTTTTTCTTGTACTTCGACGGCCAGCGGGACGACCTTGGCCAGTGGGTCACAGGCTCGAACCAGGTGATCACGAACTGGCAAGCCAGGGCCAAAAAATGGATCAACGACGAGCAGGCAAAGGGCTCCAGGCGGCAGAAGGAGACCGCGCTTTCGGTGGCGGAAGTGATTGATCGAGAAGCCGAGGAAATCAAGCGGAGGGTCGCCAATGGAACCTGGAATTGAGTTCATCGAGGCGGTTACGGCAGCCGTGAAAGACCTTTTTGCGGGGCTGAACACCTACGGACGTAAGCCCGAGGGACAGACCGGCGTGTACGTCCGGGTGTTGAGCCTGAAGGGCGTCCAGCAGCACGAAATCAGGCCGATCGTGGACCGTTGGCTGTGCGGCGAGTTCGGTCCCGACACCCCGTTCCCCCACGAGCTGGCCGCGAGCATCATCCGCAGCAGACCGCCAAAAACCTACAGCGAAAGCGATTGTTTGCCCATGGGGTCCGTCTCAGAACCGCAGGAAGCGCCTTCAGGCGTCTCTACGGCGATCCTGGCGCAAATACGGGCCAAATCTGGAGAGAGATCTTGACCACCGAAAACGAAAAGCGACCACTGCACAGCCCTGAGGCCGAAATGTCGGTGCTTGGCGCGATGCTGCTCTCGGACCGTGCAGCCAAAGACATCGCGGCGCTGCTCGACGAGGGGGACTTCTTCTCGCCAGCGCATCGAGAGATCTACAAATCAGCCCGGACGATCATTGGCCGTGGCGGAGAACTTGACCAGATTACGCTTGAGGATGCTCTCATTTCACGCCAATTGCTTTCCGATGTAGGTGGTCCTGAGTATCTGCTTCAACTAGCGAACTACACCCCATCGGCAAGCAACGCGCTTGAGTACATGCGGATCGTTCAGGAAAAAGCGGTACTGCGGCGTCTTGCAAAAGCTGGCAGGAAGATAGTCGAGCTTGTTTACGACCCAGACGTCGATCTGGGATCTGAGGCCCTTGCCCAGGCAGACAAGATCCTGAAGTCTGTGGGCTCTGGAAGCCTGGGTCCGAAGATCTTAACCGGTAAGGAGATGGCGATTGAGTTCTTCGACCAGCTTGACAGTATTTGTGAAACTGGCATCCCGATCAGAGGCGTAGATACCGGGTTTGTCGATCTTGACCAGTTCATGGGCGGCATGCATGCAGGTGACCTCGTGATCGTCGGTGCAAGGCCTGCCATGGGCAAGACGAGTTTCGCGCTAGGCATCGCGCTCACGGTCGCAAGAGAAAAGCCCGTACTCGTGTTCAGCCTCGAAATGTCCAAGGTGCAGATGACACGGCGACTTGTGTCGATGATTGGGGGAATCAACCTCTCGTTCTTCAAGACTGGAAGGCTCACGGACGACGTCTATACCGCCTGTCAGAACGCCTGCGAGACGCTCTCTGAGCTTCAGATCTGCATCACGGAGTCTCCGACGACTACGGTGCCTGAGATGCTCGCTGCAGCACGGGCTATGCAGTCCGACAAGGGCCTGGGGCTCATCGTGGTGGACTACCTCCAACTTCTCAAGGCACCAAAGGGCAGCAGGCAGGAGAACCGCCAGGTCGAAGTCTCGGCGATATCGAGCGCCTGTAAAGGCATGGCTAGGGAACTGGGAGTGCCAGTCATTGCGCTCTCGCAGCTCAACCGTCAGGTGGAGCAACGAGACGACAAGCGCCCAACACTTGCCGACCTTCGCGAATCCGGCGCGATCGAGAACGATGCCGACTCGATCATGTTCCTGTACCGCGATGCTTACTACAAAGCCAAGGAAGAGCAAAGGAGTGGGTCCGAGAACCCGCACGAGGTCGAGGAAGCCGAAGTGATTCTGGCCAAACAGCGCATGGGGCCCGTTGGCACCGTGAAGCTTGGATTTCAACCGTCGTTTGCCCGTTACCGATCGTTAGCAAGGAGCACATCATGAAACCCAGCAAGGAATTGCTTTCAGCAGCCCGGTCGATGCTTGTGATTGCAGCCGAGCAGCGCCACGCCCGTATGCCCGACGCTCCTCGGAGGATCGAAAAGCTTTCGACTCAGGAACGGCGCAAGCGCTGGAAGGAGACCGACTTCAGGACCCCTTCCATGATGATTGAAGAGGAACGCCTGAAGAACGTGCATCCCGTGATGCCATCGTCTGGACCCGGGTACTCGGGATCGAAGGGCGGCCAGTTTCGGCCAGCAGACGATCCACACCCGATGGCGTTTGTGGTGATCCAGGTTGAGCGTGCGATCGCAGATCTCGACTTTGAGCACGCTCCGGAGTACGATGTTCGCCCCGACAACTGGACCGGGCCTTACGAGGGACTGTTCGTTGCCCAGTGGGTCAATGACCAGCCAGGCTTCAAGGTCTTCACCTGCCAGGGGAGGGAAGGGATAGTCGAAGCGGACGCCCAAACACTGATCGACTACCTTGCCGAGCAGATCGGCACGATCTCACGAAGAGACCTTACAGTCGTGCAGTCGAGCATCCGTGAATGGAGAAGGCTGAGAGCTCGGCACCGGTCACCACATGACAGCAAGGCGTACCGGTGGCGCAAGAGAATGAAAGAGATCGGATTGGACGCGGGATCTGTGCAGAACGCCGAGGAGCTCAAATGACACCACAATATGAACCAAATGGAGAGGTGACACCGATGGATATCCTGAACGCCCTGAATCAGATTCCAGAAGAGTCCGATCGTAACATTTTTGTATTCCCTGCGATTCCCGATCAGATTGAATGGCGGAAGGACTTGAAGTGCACTTCGACCGTGGGGAGCTTTACGCTTTACCGTGTGCAAGTTATTGACGGCGAAAAATGGACTCGGGCATTCGAGTTCCGAGGATCTTTTCTCAACCAGTTTGACTTCTTCAAACTTTTCGGACCGATCGACATAGAAGGCGCGGGCAGCCGGTTTATCTTTGTGCTTGATCGCACTATTTGGCGGCTGAATTCTGGCGCAATGCGTCTGCTGATGGCCCAGATCAACGGCAGAGGGTGAGCCCAAGACCCGGCCCAAACTAATGGGCCAGCTCTTCTTCGCGCCGGATCGTGCTTTCAATTCCGCCCGTCGCTTTCGTTTCTTTCTGGAGTGGGTGGGCCTGCTCGAAAGCCAGGCGCATGATTGTGTTCATAGACATGCCTTGAGCCTGGCTGATGGCCTTGAGCCGTGCATGCTCAAAGTCCGTGAGTGTGATTGGAATTCGCTTCATTTTAGGTGAGATATCGGGTCGGTCGGATTTAGCCGCGGTATCTGTTGGCCGCTCCGAAAGCCTAGACGCTACATGCGTTTTGAACTCTTGATCGCTGAGGAACTTTTCGCCGCGTGGAACTGCGCACGAGGATTCGAACGCGAGGATCCTGCTTCGAGACTCGGGAGTGTTCAAGCGTCGACATCCTCAAGCGTGCCGCACTCGGCCGAGTACGCCATGGCTGCGGTTATCCTTTGTTCCTTCGCCTCGCATGGTGTCAGGCACTCTGGGCTAAGGACGCCGGCACGGACTAGACGGTGAGCGATCGTGACCAGGTCGCGGATCTCAACCTCGATCCGTTCGATGTTGGAATGCACATGGCCAGCCTGGACCTCATCGAGCCCGAAGCGCAGCGCCTTGCTGCACCGCTGGCCAAGATCCATTGCTTCGCGTGCAATTTCGATGGACTCTTCCTCGAGGACAACTAGGTGGTGCTCACTAAGTCTCATGCTGTGGTCCCTTCTTGTCGGGCTTCAACGAGTTCTCGAAGCAGCTCGTCGGGATCCAGGCAAGATTCATTTGATCCGGCTCGGTTGTTCCGAACGTAATCGCGCCATGTGGTCTTCTCGTAGTCGCAGATGCTCACACCGTTGCGCCTGGCTCGCTGAATGGACCTTCGCGCTTTGCCTGTCTGGTGCTTGACCTCAATGACCAGCTCCCTCGTGACTGCGGGACCACCGTTGAGCACTGGCCCAACAGAATTGCTAACGACGTAGCGCTCGATCTCTTTCTCGGTCATCGCTGGAGTCAAAGGAGCGTCGACACTTGGGCTCCAAATGAAGAACCACTCATATCCTTCGGGATCCTTGGCGCATACGATCGGCCCGGTTTTCATGACTTGCTCACCGCGTCCAGAAACCTTGCCCGAGCTTCGGCGTTGCGGAGCAAGGGGAAGTTAATCACTTGCTCGTCCGTCAGTGCGACAATGCGTCCTGAGCCTTCTTCGTACAGCGACCACTTGAGCCCGGACATCCAGACTCGAAACTCGTTCATCCGGTCAATCTGCCGGACAGCGTGCGAGACCGATTCCGAGATCGGCTCGGTGCGCATACCTACGGCTCTCACCCGATCTCTGATGACCGGCTGGACTTCTGATTCATGCTCGGTGCTCAAATCCCTCTCTCCTTCTTGAATTCGTCGTAGGCACGTTCGGCAATAGGCCACGGTATTGATCCAGGATCACCAGGCTTGTGATCTTTGTACGAACATAAAACGGGAAACATCCGCATCACTTGACCCCTTCAGTTAGGAGAGGTATCGGGCCAAAGAATTTCCATTTAGACGCCAACGTCTCAGACGGGACTGGCCTAAAATCTCCGGTGAACTCGCAAACAAAATGCGAGACTCCTTCGACCATTACAATCTCAAACCACTCGATGCCCTTTTGACTGCTGCCCTTTACTGTCCACTCACCTATCCACTTGCCTGCGCACGTCGGCTTATCCTGCCAAGAAGGGATCTCCGCAACTCGTTCGCGCAGGGCGTCGATCTCGTCGGCGGCTGCGGTCAAGGCTTCGGCATCTTCAAACAAGTCAATGCTCTCGGATTCTCGTGCCATCTTTCTGAGTTGTTTCGTATCAACCGGCATTGTCTTCCACCCCAATCAAATTCAAATCGCTCACATGGATCGGCACCGGCTCTTTTAATGCATCAAGGGTGACGCTAATGAAGTAGTGCCCGATGAATCCTTCTACGGAACCGCGCAAGTGCGCCCAGTGTCCACCGATTACAATGACCCTATCTCCGATCCGCATTGTCTGCCTCCTTGGTTAGCTCGGCGTACAGTTCGGGGTAGTGACTTCCGTCAAACCATTCGTTTCCGCAAGTCACGTCGTCTACGCAATAGTTAAAGTCCCCAAGTTCTCTCATTTGATCCGCAACCTTCTGAAGCCTTATGACTTCGGCCAGTAGCTCCGCGATGATCAAGGGGGCGTGATCCATCGCATGGACAATGGCGACCGCGTTGTGCATCGACACATCTTCAGCAATCGGCTGCATGTCTTCGGTGGACGACGCTTTGTATGGATTAGCAAGGATGTCCGCGAAGTCTCCCGGCTCTTCGCCGTAGTCTCCTGCGACCGCAAGCCACGGCCCAGGGTATGAATTGGCCATAACCGCAAGTAGGTCCTGAGCGCGTTTGGTTAGGTCGTTGTTCATCGCTTCCCCCTATTCGCTTTACGCGAAGCCTTAGCCATCGCGCGCCTGGATCTCTTGAGCCGTCCTGACCCTTTCTTGTCTGGTCCGTGCGGCTTTGCCCTTGTTGACGAATACATGCCGAGTGCGGCTAATGCGTGAGTCCTGTTCACTTGATCACCTTCTCAATGCGAATCTTGACAAGTTCTCCGCGCTTAAATGAGCCGCTGGGCACGTATATAAGCGAATCATCGTTATCATCCCTTTCGATGGTTCGTTCTTCCTCCCACACCACGGGCTTAGGTGGCAAAACGCGGCGGTAGAGGGGGATGTGGAGATTACTGATCGTGGTTGCTGATGCGCAATAACCCTCAGAATTTCCAGCGGTCAAGAGATCAGCGATCCATCTAAGTTCGCAATACTCATTCCTGATTTTCACGTACAACCCCTCAACCGGCTCCGTACCTGCATCGCACGGCTCAAACTCGGGGGTTGGTTCGGGGGCGGGTTCTGGTGTTTTGAAATAATTCAGGACTGCCAAAATCGCATTGTTCCACCCTTCTGTGTAATCTTTGTCGTCGTCGTCAAGATCCCGCATCAATACCTCAACCTGTGCCCGCGTCTGCATCCCCGCGTAGTCATCCAAAGTCTGGGCAAAATGCCTAAGTTCTTCCTTCAAAGCGCAGATTTGGTTGAGTTCAGGAAGATGACCGATCCCTTTGACAATCAAGTCGGCTTGCTTCAGATATCCGGCCCAATGGACCTGTGATTGCTGGTTGAGCTTGTCAGGCGACTCGCGATCTTCGCAAGTCGCCGAGAGTTGCGGTACATCCTGCTCTTCACTAAGAACCCACTCCAGAGCTGCGTTCCAGCCACGGCAAAACTCCCTGATTGAGTCACCTCGTACCACTTGGATCTCAATCTGCAGCCGTGTCTTCATGCCCGCGAATTTGTCGAGCTTTCGCATATGAGGGAGTAACTTTTCTAGCTCTGCTTTCACGTAGAATGCTGCGACGTTGTTGGATTGGCTCCACTCTTCAATGCTCTGCAAAAGTTGTTCGGCGTTTGTCATCTAGTTCTCCTCGGATTCCTCAAAAACTTGCCCGCCACCTGCCAAGATGAGCTCCTTGAATTTGCTCAAGGGCGTCCCGGCAGGGATGCAGATCTGCGGAGTTACCGACTCTGACCTAAGCCAAGGTATGACTCCGGCGTTGATGGCTTCGACGCTGTAAGGGCTATTTGAATGCCCGTCGAATGGCTCGATGAAGCTTCCTTCAAAACGAACCTTGAACAGCCTCCACATCGGCGCGCGATCTTTGGCCTCGTCTGCATAGGGCTCTCCAGCGTTGGTCTCATATGGCGCATCGCCCCAGTCGTCACCCCATTGCCGAGAAACCTTTTGGGTTGTAAACCACGCGCATTGATGGCGTACGTAGCACAGCACTGGATCGCCGGACATTTGCTTCTCGCCGCACTCGATGATTTCGCCAGCTTCCGCAAAGATCTCGTCCCACGAAAACGCCGTAGCCTTCTCGATATGCACGTCGTACCAATTGACGTAGGCGTCAACAACTCCGTGAATGTCTTGAAGGGCACTCGCAAGCTCGTGGAAGTCTCGGGCATACGGCTTGTCACGAGCCCCCATGGATTGTTCAGACCACTTTGTTCGCGTATGAATCACGGCCCAGTTCGGGTTGTCGCAGATGGTGTATCCAAAACTCTTGCGTGACTGCGTACGAATCTTATTCAAGGGCTCGGAATCTGCCGGGTCCTCGTTGACCTCATTCCTTATCTGCTGGAGGAAATCCTCTCCCGTCCCTCCCAGCATGAAGTCGATGCCGCGAGCGATCCCTAGGGCCACGGCATAGTTGTCATCCATGCCCTTGCACACATGCTCGATTGCCCTTTTTGTCACTTCGTCAAGCTTGGCTTTCCCTTCTGCACGAGGGCGCATCCCCGCGTAGGCGACGGACTGATCGTCAAGCTTCGCGGACACGGACTCTAGCTGCCCCGCTAGAAGGCTAATGCCGGTGGGAGACAGATGTGTTTTGGCCTCCGCAATCTTCTCTTTAGCGATATCGCTGTATGTCATTTCGTCCTCCTCTGGTCAGGGTTCAGCGCAGGTGGACGATCTCCGAAAGCCAAGCTCCCGCTGATCTCGTTGCGCCAAACCGGCATGAGATCGCCACCACTGCGCTTGAATGCCGCGTGAAACTTCCACGGGTTGGGCATCGCCGTGCGGAAGCTGACTTTCTGGTAGCCTCCGCCCCCTGGAGTGCTCACGAAGCCGAGCGGGTAGTTCTCGATGTCGTAAGACTCCAGGCTCACTGCCTGTAGCCTCGTGGTCGGCCTCGTCCGATTGCCATTCCTGCCAGCATCGCTAGCGCCATGGAGGCATCGCTGAAAGCAGCCTGCTTCGGATCCACGAACGATTGCGCCTCAGCTTTTGGCGCACGCTGCGCTGCGCAAGCTTTGCACAGCGATTTGGAGTTTGTCTGCCAACCACTAGCCGGGGCGACTTCTCCGCAGTCCTTGCACTTGTTGAAGGCGCTCACAGTGATCGCCTCTTGATGGAGTAGTTGAAGTTTTGCACGAAACAACTATATATCAAATTGATATCAAAATGACACCATATTCGTGGCGAAGCACTCAATTGCAGCAATCTATATGAATGCGACAGGTGTATAAATTGCTCACTTGGGCGCAATAATGAGCGCAAAGGCAAGCAAAGCTATATCTAAGCTATAAACGCCCTTGATTTTTCACTTTGCGTGTGTGATCATATTTGCAGGGAATATTGCGTCCGATTTGCAGCAGGGTCGTGTAGCGGTCCATCACGGATGGCTCATAACCATCTATTCGCTGGTTCGAATCCAGCCCCTGCTCCCAAGCTATCTCGCGTCTCACTAGACACGTTGCAAACCCTCCGGTCTGGGATCTCTTAAACAAGAGGTCTTTTTAACGTGAAGGGAAATCTCACGTGAGCCCTGGCGCGAGAATCAATTCCTACATTACGATCCCTGGGGCGTTTCGAATACCCCGTGCGGTGAGTAACCGTGGCCTGACATGGGGAAAACAGGATGGTTTCGGCACGCTCACGCTATCTGAGCGCCAACAAGAAAGTCGGACGTGTGCCACGGGCGTATTACTCGTGGCTTTGGAGCAGGCGGACGGGCCTACATGGTCGCCCTATCAGCCGCCTGTTTCCGAGAGCACCAATTTGCATCGAGCATCGAGGTTCACATGAAGCTCATTGACACCCCGAATTCAGTCATCGGCAAGGTCGCGAAGCTCAAGGGCCTCGGCGTCTCCGGCATTATTCGCTACGTCAGCCCCAACACTGCGAGCTTTCCGAACAAACGGGTCACCGCCTCTGAGATCCGTGAGTGCGCTCGCTTTGGCGTTTGGGTTGGACTGGTGTGGGAGGTGGCTGGCACCGCCTCTGAGATGTCTGCTGCGATCGGGAAAGTCCACGCTGGGAAGCCGTCAAGGTCGCTCAAGCACTCAAGCTGCCAAAAGCTAAGGCTATTGGCTTTGCGGTGGACTACGACGCGCCTCAGTCCGATCTGCCTGCTGTCCTGGCCTACTTCAAAGCAGTTCACAACGAGCTGTCTTCAGCGGGTTACCTCGTGACCGTCTACGGCTCTGGCCTGGTGATGGACAAGGTGATCGGAGCCGGGATTGCTCACTATGGTTGGCTGAGCCAGTCGATGGGCTGGTCTGGATCCAAGGCCGAAGCAAAGGAAGTCATTCTCCAGGGCCAGACCACAACTGTGGCGGGGCTCGATGTCGACGTCGACACGCTCGTCGGTGCGGCTGCTTCCGATCCTAATCAGGCTGGCCTTTGGCTGCCAACTGCGTGAGTCCATGGACAAGGACGTTGCGATTCGAGAGGCCCGCGCGGCAGTCGAGCGCAATGGGTTCGGCTTTGCGGTGCTTCGCGAGCCCGGAACTAGCCGGTACGCAATTGTTGCCGAAAGTGAGCTCGACTCCAATCAAAAGTTTATCGGTCATGAGACCGTCCAGATTCTTCGCCCGCCAGTCGCGATTGACAAAATTTGCTGCGATCCAGAACCATGACACAGTCAGAACAAACCATCAGCGTTTTCCTTGCAGGCTGCGCCGTTTCGGGTGGAGCAGTGCTCGTCCGTATGTGGGCAAAACAGCAATCGCATGGCGAGCGCATTGAGCGGTTGGAATCTGGGCAACGGGAGTCGACGACGCTGTTTCAGGACCTTATCGGCAAGGTTGAGCGCATCCTCGGAATCCTCGAGGGAAGGCAGAAGTAAGCAGTGAACGCGCACTTCTTTGGCTACGTGCTCAAGTGCATTGCTTTCGCGCTTGTGGTGTGGCTCCTGAGCCGGATCCTGCACCAGGTGGCGCGAGCTGACTCGGCGCACCTTGAGTTCTGGACGGCAATGATCTCGTTCGCCTCAACGCTCATCCCGACGTTCGTTCAGTTTCGGAAGGGGCCAAGCGCCTAACAGACCATGAAGACGCTCCTTGCGCAAGCGCTCACCGCACTCGTGATTGTGGTGTGCTCCGTGGTCGCGGCCAAGCTCGATGCATTTGTGCTCAGCCTGGTTGGTAGAACCAGCGAGTTTTGGGATGCGTTCTGGTGCAACTTTGCGTTTATCCTCGGCATCCTGCTTATCTGGGGCGTCCGCACTCCGCGAGAGCGATGCACGCACGAGATAGGCGGCTGCACATTTTGCAAATCCAGAATGGACGCAAACGAGTTGTGCGGCGACGTCTACGCTGGCCTAGCAACCTACTGCGTGTTCAGCGTCCTACGAGGACGCGCGATGGAGAAGGACGGCTTCTTGTTTGCGGCAGTGCTCATGTTTTGCGTTGCGGCTTTGCGCTGGATCCTCGGTTTCTCATGGCTCAAGTTCTCCGACGAGTCACAGCCTACATCTGGCTAGTGGAAGGATCGAGACCGTTTGACTGCCCGGCCACTTCGTTCTGGCTTGAAAACCCATCGATCATCGGAGACGAGCACGGGCGGCACATCAACGTGAGCCCCAGGTTCCAGAACGTGCCTGAGCCGGATCTTGAGGAACTTGAATGCGGACACGAGCAGAAGATCCGTGTTTGGGGTGGCCGCAAGTATTACAACAGGCGTCGGCGCTGCGACTCGTGCGCGAGAGGATTGGAACCCGTGATGCCATGTTCCGACTCGACCTCAAATGCCCTTGGGTCACGTTCGTAATTGGGTTCCTCGTCGGCTGCAGTGTAACGAGCTTCGTTCTGTTCTGGGTTTTGCTCCCGAGATTTGCCTTGTGAACCGCCATGCCTATTCAAGCACTCAATGAATCTGGCCAGCCTGTCGACTGGTTTTTCGCCTACAAGGTCGCTCGGCTAGCGGGTGAAAACGGAGCCAGCGGCTACGAGTATGCCTATGCAGACTCGCTAAGCGATGTGCCTTCGGCTTCGCCTCACAGGCTTGACCAGGGTTCGGGCGCAGTTCACGAGACACTCGCGCAAGTTGGGGTGACTGGGTCCAGCTTTATCCTGTACAACGACGAGAAGCCAGACGGCACGCCTGGTGGCCCGGACGACGAATCGCTAGGCCACACCAAGGGCGTGATCTGCTGGGATACGGCGAGCAAGACCGGGTTCCTGCTGGTTCACTCGTGGCCTAAGTTTCCGGTGCCTGGCGGGAAGGCTGCACCAACTCCGATTTACGGGCAGACGTTCCTGTGCCTTTCGCTCTCGCTGGACACTCTTGGGCTGATCGCTGCTCAGATGCTGTGCCACCAAGAGCCGCAGGTTTACTCTGCTGGCGGCGTCGAGCCCGTGACCGTGGACGTTCCACAATCGCTTTTTGATCTTTGGCATAAGGATCTCACGCCTCATCCGCACCCCGCGTTTGACGTGCTGGATCTCACCACGCTGGGCGGCATGCCGTTCAAGTTGTTCGCCAAGAACCGCGAGTGGGGAGGCGATTTCTGGAACGACGGCGTGGGCAGTGCTCTTGGCGTCGACCTTGACGTCGAGACGTGGATCCGTGGTGAGATCGCTCCCACCGCGGACAAGGACGGCATTCACCGCGTTGCTGACATTAAGTTCGTGAGCATGCAGCCTGTTGGCATGCCCTACACCTTCTCTGAAGCGCACGATCACGCGAAGTGGGCAATCTCGGCCGACGCTGCAAGCCCCTGGGTTTTGGTGGGTGACATCAACCGAATGGTCTCGCAGCGCAAGCGTGGCGGCGGTTGCGTAGGGTTCCAGAACCCACGTCTGCACAATGCTCTTTCAAGAATGGGCCTTGTGATCGCGGCTCCGGGCATGTCTACACACGAGACTCACGCGCACATCAAGACCAGCCACAAAAAGGCCAGTTGACCATGTTTATTGACGCTAAAACCGTACGGGCAGAGTTTCCGAATGGCAAGCACAGGGATATCGTTGTCAAAGTCAACGGCCAAGACGTTACCCACATAACGAAGTCTGCAAACGACGAAGAAGGGTGGGTCGAAGTGTTGATCCTGCTTGCAGGGGCAAAGACGCAGGTTCCTTGCTTGTTCCTTAAAGACCAAAACAAACCCGTCACGGCCAAAGTTTTCGGTCAGGTCGAAATCTGTCTTCCAGCCGAGGCCAGTTGACCATGGCAAGCAAGCGCCTTCCAGAAAAGATCCAAATGGGCAAAGATGGCCCGATCTACGAGTTGGGACTGTTTATCATTCGGTCAACGAACGTTCGCGGTGTGCCCCTTGAATGCACGTTTGTCAAGGACGAGCAGGCCGTCAAGATCGAGGAAGGCATGCGCTTTATGACTGCCTATTTGCCTGCTGAAATGCTCACGGGAGACATTCTCTAACCAGTTTGACTGTGGCCCATGTGGGAGATTGTCCCCTGAGACCACCGACTCGCAGCTACGTTTAGGGGACGTTGTTCGGCGCTACGGCGACTAGCGCAAAAGCTGCCCACAGTCAATTCAATCAGGACTCGCGCTCAATGAACGAAGTCATCGACAAGCGTGTCAGATGCGCCCCCATGCCGGAGGGTGAATTTGACAAGTATCCGCGCCAGTGTGATCCCGCGTGGTCTCGCTCGCTTTGCGTCGGCACTCGGCACAAAGACCCGCTGTATGAAGCGGTGGTCCTTGTGCGTGCACTCAAGCCCTATGCGGATCTCAAAGCAGAAGGCGATCTGATTTCACCAAGGGCCGAGATCTCGGCGCTCAACAAGCAGATCGAACAGATTGCGCAGGCTCGAGACTCAGCGTCACCGGGCAGGCGCAGACGTTAGCCATCCAAACGATTTTAGGATTCGGGGCCTAGCCCCAAGGAACAAACATGTCAAGCTACACCGCAACCGCTGATCTGTACGTCGTCGAAGGAAACACCAAGCTCAAGGTGTTTCACCTTGCCAGTCACCCGGTAACCCTCACCAGCTTTCCCGATCAGGTCGTTTCCCTCGAAGTCGGAAGCGGCATCAACGTCGAGGCGACCGCCAAGGTTCAGGGCGCAAAGGACGCTGAGCAACTCGCTCTGACGATCACCGACAACGTCAAGGGTCTTCCCGCCGATCTCGTCGAGGCGATCGACCTTTCGAAGGCCTCCTACCTTGTTCGCCGTGGCGCGGACCTTGCCGAGTACGCAGGCCTTGAGTTCGTTGCCGATCTGTCGATCGTTCGCAGCGCCTAATGGGGCCAAGCAGCTTCGTTTTGATGCCCGCACGGCATGGCATGTCCGACACGATCACCAGGCGGTTGTCGGTCTGCACATGCCCAGCCTTGCAGGGGCAAGAAGTCGTCTCCGGTGAATGCATCCCAAGCGTAGAGGCCCCGACTTGGCGCTTGCCAGGCTCTGCACTCGCTAAAGAACCGTCCGTGCCGATCGACATGACCAGGAATTGCCGCAGGCGAAAGCCTTCGCGGTTTACCAAGCAGCTTCGAAAAGCTGCGGAGCATCTATGAAACACTTCCTTAGTCTTGCCCTTCTCGCCGTGCTTTCTGCCTGCTCGTTTGCGGACAGTGCCCCAACCCTAAAGCCAGTTCTTGCGGTGAGCCTGCAAGCAACCGCACCGACATCTAACCCGTTCGCTGGCCCGTGGTCTGGCGCTGAGTTCATCCAGCGCGGCCACGATGCCGTAATCGCACTCAACGAGGTCAAGAGTTACGCTCCTCTGGCAAAAGGGTGGTCCTTTCTGGGATTCAATTTTGGTCAAGTACCGAATCTCACGGTCGGTTTCGATCTATTCGGGGGTTATGACGTCAAGGACGAAAGCGCCGTCGCTGGTTTTGCTGGTGTTGTTCGATACCACTTCAATTCCAATTTCTCCCTCTTCGGCGGGATCGGCGAGAAAGCGGACCTCTCGAAAGCATTCCAGATCAATCAGCTCTCGCTTACGAACGCGGGGCTGATCGTCGGCGGAAGCTGGGGATTCTAATGTGGAAGTTCCTGGGCGACTGTTTCGCGTTTGTCGGAATGGTCGCCTGTTTTCTGCTGCTCAGCTTTGGGATATCGGTGCTGATCTGCTGCGCTCTGTGGATGATTTCGGGGCAATCTTTGGATCAAGCATCGATTAAGCAAGAACTGCTTGTCTCGACCGTGTCGATTTGCATTGCGCTCATGTTTTTTGCGCGAGAAAGCGTAAGCCGCAACGACTAAAGGTGCGAGGTGGCTAAGCGTAGCGGGTCTGAGCTTGAGTTCCCGGTTATTCCTGCCTCGGTTTTAAGCTCCGGCATTCACTTCGAGCCTGCCCCCGAAGTTCGGAGATGGGCCGAAGAGATGTTCATCACGGGCGACGTCCCGCAGTACTACAACGAAGACCACCAGCATTTGCTCGAAGCGAAGATTCTGTTCGTGTGGGCAAGCTATGGCGCGAAAGAAAAGGGAAAGATCCTCGCCGGACAGGCCGAAGTCCCGCAAGGACAGGTTGCAAAGTGGTCGCAAGGGCGATCGACAGAACTGATCCAGAGTTGGGCACGCAGGGAATCCTGGGATCCGCAGGACAACTGGCCGGACTTCCTGATTACGCTTAATGCCCCGTGGTTCTACGATGCGGACATCGTGAGCCGCTGCGCAGTCATCGAGCACGAGCTTTACCACTGCGGGCAAGAGATGACCGAGTACGGCATGCCGGTTCTTCGGAACGGTAGCCCTGTCTGGTGCACTCGCGCTCACGATATTGAAGAGTTCGCCGGCGTCGTTCGTCGCTACGGCGCTTGGAACGGACAGCTTGCAGAGTTTGGCGACGCGCTAAATAGGCCTCCCAGATTTAAGCGAGGCGAACTGGAGGCGTACTGCGGCTGCGGTGCGCGGATCTAATGAGCAAAGGCCCCGGCTTTTCAACGCGCCAGCTTCACTACATCGTCGATGCCTTTGCGGTGTTTCAGTCTGCAAAGGACATTCGTGAATCCTGGCAATCGGTATTCCCTGGAACGACGACTCCAGTCCGATCCTCAATCAGCGCCCTCAATTTCGACAACCCTGCGATCAAGTTCGACATTCAAGTCAACGGTTCCAGGGCTCGAAAAGTGCTCCTTGAGCGGTTTGAGCGTGTGCGAAAGCAGCACCTTGAGCAGGACATCAAGATCATCCCGATTGCCACGCTGGAGGGCCAACTTCTCGAAATCCAAGGGATAGCCAACAAGGCAAGGGAAGCTGGCGACCACGCTTTGCTGCTCAATGCAGTCGAGACAGCGGCCCAACTCGTGGGAGGCAAATTCTCCAACACTTCCAAGGTCGATTTGACCCTAAACGATACAACGGACGAGGCTCTCATTGAGTCGATTTGGCAGGAGCTCGCGAATTCCCCTCAATGCGATTCCTTTGTCCGAGAGGCTCGCGGAAGCGGCCCGGCGCGGGATCCCGATCAAGGAGCAGATTCAGGCTAAGGTTCTGGCGAAAGCTAGCACAAGGCCAACCTACAGGAAGTGGTACGACACCACGATTCCCAGCTACTACCTCGTTCCGCACCACATTGATTGGCTGTGCGAGGAGGTAGTCCAAGAGATCATCGAGGGTCGTCTGCAGCGGGTCATCCTCTCGATGCCTCCGCAGCACGCCAAGTCTGACACGATCACCCGACGCTTGCCGGTCTACTGGGGCGAGCACTTCCCGGGCGAGAACGCGCTTCTCACGGGATACAACCAGCGGTTTGCCGAAAAGCAGCTTAGCAAACCTGCAAGGGACCTGGCGCACGAGCGTGGCATTCTCTCTTCGGACGCGACAGCGCTCGATGAGTGGTCCTTCACCACTGGCGGGACGGTCTCGGTTCGGGGTGTTGGAACGCCTCCTACCGGTATCCCTAGGCTCCGGCTGATCATCATTGATGACCCGATCAAGAGCTGGGAGGAAGCTTCTTCCGAAACCATTCGGGAGAACATTTGGGAGTGGTACACCGGCGCAATCGTCCAGCGGTTCTGGCCGGACACGATCGTCGTTATTATTGCCACGCGCTGGCACGAAGACGACCTCATTGGGCGGCTGACCGCCCAGCCTGATCACGGCTGGACCGTCATCAACTTCCCGGCTCTTGCCGTGGAAGGCGACGTTCTCGGCAGAGAAGTCGGCGAGCCGCTGTGGCCAGAGCAAAAACCGAAGAAGTTCATTCTTCAGCAGCTCAAGGACGCGGGCGCCCATAAGTTTGAAGCCTTGTTCCAGGGCAACCCGACTCCTCCAGAAGGATCGCTATTCCATCCGGACAAGATTGAGATCGTCGAGGCGATACCCGCAGGGCTTAAAAGCTGCCTTGCGTGGGACCTTGGCGCGACAGAGGACGACGGAGACTGGACTGCTGGTGTCGAGCTTTTCGGGCCGGATTCAGACGGGATCTTCTATGCGGACGTCGTGCGCTTCCAGCACGAGCCGAATAAGCGCAACAGGCGCATCCGGCAGGAAGCCGACCTTCGAAAGCCTTCGCGCATCCGTGGTCCTCAGGATCCAGGCGCAGCGGGCAAGGAGTCGGCCCAGAAGTTCCTTGCTCTGCACGCTGGTTACAGCGTGGTCGTGCTTCCTGTCTCCGGAGACAAGGAACTAAGAGCCGAGCCCTCAGCAGCGCAGGTCAACGCTGGCAATTTGAAGCTACTAAACTCCAAGTACGCGAAAGACTTCATTGAAGAACTTCGCGCGTTCCCGAGAGGACGCAACGACGACTGGGTAGACGCTTTGGCCGACGCGATGGCTGAGCGCACCGCACCAACCCGCAAGAAGATCGGCGTCTACTGATGACAACTTTTCTCCCCGTGTTCGGCGTGCTGCTTGGCGTAGCGGCCGGACTGCTTGCGCTGGCCCCGGTGGTCATTGGATCCGTTCTCGCACACCGGTTTTTCACCAAGGTCGTGGACGGCATTATCGCTGGGCAGGATGAACCGCAAAAATGAGCATTGGACAAAGGGTCAGCCAGTTCGCCAGTGCGCTGGTCAGTGCGGCAAGGCGTGGCAACACGGTCGCAAGCATTACGGGCGGTTCTTACGGAGCAGGCACCTACTTCGGGCAGTACCAGCAGACCCTGGCCGGAGGAATCGACTGGAACGAGGCAACAAGCCTTCGTTACAACTCGTCGATCGTCTTTTCCATCATCTCGTTCGCGGTTCGGCAGATCGAGGCAATCCCGCTCGAAACGTATTGGGATCTTGGCGGCAACAAGTACGAGCTCATCGAGCACCATCCGGCCACGGTGCTCCTGGAGCGGCCAAACCCGTGGTACGACGGCACGGACCTAAGCCAGCTTTCCGTGTTCACGGAGATGGCTTGGGGCAACAGCTACGCCTACAAGCACAGGCATCCGCGCACCAATAAGGTGATCGCACTTGAGTTTCTTCCTGAAAACTCGTGCTATCCCTACACCTGGCCTGGAACGGGTGAGTTCGTTTCCGAGTACCGGGTCAGCACGGTCAACGGCTACTACCGCATTCCTCCGTGCGACATCCTGCACATGCGGTACATGATGGATCCGGTTTGGCCGGTCTACGGGATGTCTCCGCTTTACGCGGCGATCCCTGAACTAGCATCGGACATGCTGGCAGCCCGCCACGAGGCGGCGATCCTTGCGAACGGGGCAGTCGCGTCGGCGCTGATCACACCTAAACAGTATCCGAGCAACTACACCGCGGAAGACAGCTTCCAGCCGATCTTCGAGTTTGGGCCTGGTCAAGCAAAGCAACTCGAAAACCGGTTTAGACAGCAGCTCACGCGCGACGGCAAAGGGTCGGTTCTCGTCTCGAACATTCCGCTTGAGGTCGGGCAGCTTCAGTTTGATCCCAAGTCCCTCGGGCTCGAATACACGACCGGGAAAGCAGAGCAGAGGCTTTGCGCCGTGTTTGGCATTCAGCCAGTCGTGGTTGGCATGGGCACCGGGCTCAGAGAGTCCAACAATCGCGCGTCGATCGAAGCCGCGATCGATCTAACGTTCCGTTCGTTCGTGATCCCCTACGCCAGAAGGCGGGCTCGGCAGCTTACAAGCAACCTGATTCCTGAGCTTGGCAAAAACGGCCAAGTGATCATGTACGACGAGTCCAAGATCGAGGCCCTCAAGGACATCTTGCTCAAGGAAATCGCAGTGCTCTGCGGTGTGCCTCCCCTTACCCCCGACGAGGGACGCGCAAGGATCGGCATGGGCAAGGTCGACGGCGGAGACCAGATTCAGGTGCCAAAGGGAACGCGCCCCATGGGCCAAGCGGAAGGCACTCAGCGGCAAGCAGCAGAAGCGCCAAAGGATCCGACCACGGCGATGGTCGACAACGGCGATGGCAATCAACTGGCCGGTCCAGGCGAGGGAGTGCTCGCGGACCAAGACGACTAACTTGTCCCTCACAAGGGACCTGACCCAAAGAGCGGCGAGTACTTCCTCGCTCTTTCCCGATAAACCATGAGCGAAAACCAAGCATCTGTCGGCAACGGCGTAACGCCTTCAACGAGTGGACTTGAGATCCAAGTAGTGCGCGAAACTGAGAAGTTTGAAGCGGTTCAAATTCCGGCGCACGACTTAATCACGCCTGAATTCCTTCAAAGTTTGTTTGACTGGTCGAAGCGCCAGTTGGAATATGTTGTTGAAGCGGCTTTTGATGGTCAAGGGCGTTTTCTCAGGATTTGCGGGACCAACTACCAGGGCAAGCCAGGCGACTATCTTTTGCTGATGCGAGGGCACTATCGCCCGTTGTCAGTGCTGACTGAGGACCAGTTCCTCAAATGCTATGAGAGTGTCAGCCCCACGCAACCCGCTGGATATATTTCGGACATCGCTGCGCAAGTAGGTGTTCATAAGCTTAAACCAGACCCCAACTCGCCGTACAGCTACATCCGGTGTGAATACAGCATCATCGCAGATGAATTGGCCAGGGTCTTTGTATCTGGGCTTAAACACTCAAAGATCACCGGTTTCGAACTCAATGCGGACCTACGGATCACCGGCGCAGATCAGATCCGCAAGTTCTGCCAGGAAAATAAAGGCCCGGGCGCTGCTGGACGCGAGGAGATGAAAGTTGTCGCAGATTTGGTTGAACTAGCGGTACTTGCAGCGCAGACAAAACTAGCAAAACTGGGCAAGCCTGTTGTTTCAACTGGCGAGAGCTCTGACCAAAAACCGAAGTTTGAGTTGGACGACCTGGGCGACAGGGTCAGGGTGTATTGCCATGGAGTTTCGGACTCAGGCGTGTGGTTCGTGGAGTTTGCTAAGACGCTGCTAGCCTCACTCTCGGGAGCCGAGCGACATAGTCTGCTGTGCAAGCATCTGAAAGAGCACGGAATTTCGCTCACTCTAAACTGGACGCCAATCATTGACTTGCTTCATTCCGCAGTCCCTGAGCCTTCACGTTCAGGCTTCGTTCAGAGCAACTGATGGCCAGTACAATCCACGTCAATCGCGCGTACACCTGTTCGCGCATCCCAATTGGCGCGTTTTCGGTCAGGTCTCGTATTTGTCGGTTTGACCCGCACCAAAAGCATCTGACCTATGAAGACGGCGGATGGCGCTGGCTTCCGATTGCGGTGAGCAGAGAGCTAGAGGGCCAAGGCATTGTTCCACACGCTTTCGTAAAAGTTCCACTTCCAGCAAACGTAAGTGCCTGTTCGCGGCTGCTCTTGTGCAACTCGATCTATTGCGAGGGCAATCTCAATGCGTTGCGGCTTTCGGTCTGGCTCACCCTTGTTTGGTGCGCCAGTTTCTTATGGGTTGGGCTATTCGCTTGGTTTACCAAAGTCGGCGTCCTTGACCACGACTACCGTTGCGTACATGGGTTGTGGCAGGTTGCCTACACCCTGAAAAAACGGAAGGCGCGGGCCTGATGCCCTGCACCATTCGCTACTGGGACAACGACCCACCGCAGCTTGAAGAAGGCGATCCGCCTCTCACTCCCTTGATGGTCCTAGAGGACTGGCCGACAAAGCACACCAGGGAAGGCGAGCGCTGTTTTGTCAACGACGTTTGGTCCTGGGTCATGAAGATCGAAGACCACGGCGACAGCCAAGACGTCTACGTCCGTGACGTGGTGATGGGCCAGACGGCCAGAGGAAAAGTTTACTGATGCTTGTACCGCACGAACACCTATCGCCAAAGAACCGGGTTAGCGACGTCAAGATCCTGGTCCTTACGGCCAGCGACCACAACGTCCACGTAGTTGTCGAGTGGGACGACCAGAAGCTCGACATCCCGATCTCTCCGTCCTCTGCTGAGGCGCTGGCGACCACTCTGATTGCCGCGTCGATGATGGTGAAGGGCGACAAGTCTGGAAGCGGAAGCATTCCTCTTGCCCCAGGTCCGGTTACGACCGGCTGACCCAAAGCTTAGCTCTGATCACACCCCCAGGGGTCCGAAGCAATACCGCTTCGGACCCCTGCTCATTTTGCTCCCTCACGATCATGATCACCCCCGAACAAAGCGCATTGCTAAGGCGACAAGCCGAAATCGAGATGCGGGCCCATTCGCTTGGCCTCGCACTGTCCCTGTGGGCAAAAACCGAAGAGTGGCAAGGCTCCCACAAGTGGCTTGGTCGGTTTTCCAAGGAATGCCGCAAGCACGTCAAGGGAGTCTGCAAGTTCATTGCCGACTACGCTGCTATGCCCGTATCGGTGCCTGGCGTAGCCGACTGCCCCTGCACCGCGACCAGCCTTGAGGACTGCTACCAGCAGATCATGTCTGCCGTTCAAGAGGCCCAAGAAGGCTGGCAAAGCGTTTCCGCCTCTGCCGGTCCGACTAAAGCACTTGAGGAGTTTTGCGACCGGTACCTCGATGAAAACATCGTCCTCATCAAGACGCTGAACAGGCACCTGAAGCGGCTAAGCCAAATCGGTGGCGATCAGGCGGCCCTTCTGATTTGGGACAGGGACAGGGAGTAAGCCATGCCAAGCCAGGCGATCAACGCACTAAGACAGGGCGCGTCAAGCGCTGTGAAGTCACAGGAAGTTTCTGTGACCGAAATTGCCTTCTCGACCGCTGAAATCAAGGTCGACGCAAAAGATCCCTTCAAGGGCGGTTGTTACCTGGTCCTCTTCTCGACTCAGGACGATCCCGACCTTGCCAAGGAGTTCTTCACTTCCGAGACCGATTTCGGATCTCACAAGACATCCCCGGTGTACTGGCACCACGGACTAGATCCCGACGTTCGCAAAGAAGAGATCGGGACATGCACGCTCAAGGCTGACGCCAAGGGCGTGTGGATGGACTACCAGCTTGACAAAGCGAACAGCTACGCCAAGCAGATTGCCGACCTCTCCAAGAAGGACCGTAAGAAGATCGGGGCCAGCTCTGGCACCGCATCGCACCTCGTGGAAAGAGAGCCCGTAAAGGCGGCTGACGGAACGGTGATCGCCACGAAGATCACCAAGTGGCCTCTCGGCATCGACGCGTCTTTGACTCCGACTCCGTGCGAACCCCGCACAAGGCAAGACATTATGCCGCTCAAGTCATACGACTTCGGATCCGCTCCTTCTTTGAAGTCACTCACGGAAGGCATGCAGGTTGAGGCTGAAGGGTCTTCGGTTCTCACCGACCCTAAGGTTGGCGACTACGTGTATCCGGTGAAGCCCATGGTTGGGCATTCGATGTGCGCCAAGATGGCAGCCGAGCACGATGGGCTCGTCAAGTCGCTTTTCCGCAATCGGACGATCAGCCCAGCCGAGTACAAGGACATCTCCACAAAGTGGGGCGATACGGTCTATCAGTACCACACAGGCCTAAATGACGATGTCTCGCAGCGCAACCTCGATGAGTGGGACGCGTACGACCTCGACTACAAGGGCCTCGGAGAGCACCTCAAGACTGTTGGCGACGCGCTTCATGCCGTCCTGACCCGCTGCCACAATGCCGGCGCAGATCACATGCTCACGCACGGAATCGTAAACCGAGCAGAGCACGGTGAACTCAAGTCTCATTTTGAGAATCACCTCAAGAGCTATTTGGACTCCCTCGACGAGGGGCTGATGTCCAGAGACCTTCATTCGTGCGGATCCAAGTATTTGCACCTGAAAGGATTGCAGACGCCTGATGCCCGTGGGCTTCGGACGTCTGAGCAGGTTGCGAGGGTCTTGACCCTTGCTGACGACCTGCAGACCGAGTGCGATTTGACTCACGCCAGATTCAAGGCGATCAAAGCACTTAGACAAGAGGGGGGCGCGGACCTTGGTGCTGTTGCCATTGACCTCCTGAACCAGGCAGCTAACGCATGCAAGACGTCTATGGACGCTCTGCAGGCTCTCATTCCCCCAACCGTGGATCAGTCCGCGGCAAAGGCGGTTGAGGAGAGTCTCGCAAGCGCCAAGCAGATGCTTGCCTCCCTGAAAGAGGGACAGGCTGCTACGACCACCACTTAGCGAGGTATTTCAGTGGCAACAGCATATCAAGAGAATGCGCTGATCAAGGCGCAGCGTGATGCCTTCGAGGGCATCGTGTCGGAGTGCGAGACGCTTCAGGCCAAGGGCAATTGGTCCCCCGACGAGTTGAAACTTCTGAGGGAGTATCCCCAAAGACTCAAGGAGGCTGAGGCCAACCTTCAGTCCGCAATCGAGCTTGAGAAGAGCATGCAGTCCGCAAAGGGACTTATGGGCAACGCGAATCTCATGCCGATCGGTGCGGTTGCTAAGGCAGAACTTGCAGCCATCCAGAATGCAGCTCAAAAGGCCATGGGCCAGCGCACGACATGGGAAGGCAAGAGCGGTCACGAGACCTATGGCGTCGATCCCATCACGGGCAAGATGGTGCCGATCGAGGGCGACGGTGCGGTTCTCTCCGACCGAACCCTGAAGGCAATCCAGGAGCCCACCTACATGCGGGCGTTCGAGATCTACGCTCGAAAGGGACAAGACGCGCTCGACAAGGCCGACTTCCAAGTCCTGATGGACGCGAAAACCCTTTCTGAGGGCGCGGACAGCGGCGGAGGCTTCTTCGTTCCTCCGCAGTACATTGCTCAGCTCATTCAGCGCAAGCCTCACCCGACACGGCTCATGAGCTATGTCGAGACGGTTCCGTGCTCGGCTGACCAGGTGATCTGGCCCCGAATCAACAACGACTCGGATACGGCCGACATCTACGTGGCAAACAGCCCGCGAATCCAGTGGATTGGCGAAAAGGGCCCCACGCCAAGTCAGGCTGACCCGAACTTCGGCAACGTGACGGTTGAGATCCACACCGGCCAGTTCTTCATCGAGTGCTCGCGCAACCTCCTGGAGGACTCTCAGATTCCTCTTTCGATGGTGATCGGCAAGCTCGGTGGCCAGGCCTACGATCTCGGTCTCGACAACGCTCTGGTGTCGGGTACCGGCATCAACCAGCCCGTCGGACTTCTGACCAACGCGGGCGGCGCGGGCGACTACTGCCCAGTGGTCAACTGCGGTAACCCGGTCACGGCTGCAGGCCTTATCAACCTTGTTGAGGGCATGCCTCCGCAGTACACCGATTCTGACACGACTGTGGCGCTGATGAACAAGATCAACGCCTGGGCGACGTTCTCGCAGATCACTGACGGTTCTGGCCAGCTCATCTTTGGTCTGGCTCGATCGCAGGGTCCTGAGGGTCTGGCAAGCAAGCGCGTTCACAAGCTTCTTGGCTTTGACGTGATCTTCTCGCCGTTCATGCCCAACACCGGCGCAGGAAACAATGTCGTCGCTTTCGGTGATCCGAAGGATGCGTACATCTTCTGCCAGCGCGTTGGCATGACCATCGAGACCTACGGTACTCAAGACCGCTCGATGATCCAGAAGAACGCCCTCGGTTGGAACTTCCGATTCCGCTGCGGTGGACAGACCGTTCAGAGCCGCGCCGTCCACATCGGACAGCAGAGCTAAGGCGCTTTCGTAGCGCGGGTCACGGGCTTCGGGTCTTCCGGAGCCCACTTCACACGAGGTTAAACAATGTTCTTCCACCAACCGACAACCGACCTTGACCCAATCCTCGCGCTTGGCGCGGTGGCTGCGGGTACAACCGACACTCAAACCTTCACCGAGGTTTCGATGAGTCAGCAGTACAACGGAGTTTTCTTCCTTGCGCTGATTGGCACGATCACCGCAACCGGCACGGCGACTCTGCAGGCGAAGGGCTCCAACACGTCCGGCACATATGGCGCTGGCACCATTGGACTCTTCCAGCACGTCGATTCCGGCAACACGGTTCAGGCTCAGGCCACGACCGGAGACTCCGCAACGCTTCTGTTCATTGACATCTTCAAGCCCCTGGTGAGCTATGTCAGAGGACAGATCGTTCGCGCTACGGCCAACGTGGTCATCACGGGCGCTGTGGCATTCCGCTACGCCTCGATCGTTGGCGCGGTCGTTCCAAGCGGCGTCGCTACCCACTCGACTCTCACGTCGACTCCAGGCTACGACAGAGCGAGCAACCCAAGTCTGTCGACTTCGTAAGGATCGCTTACGGCCCGGGGGATCCCCCGGGCCACTTTCAACATCATGCCTGCTCAACCATTTCGAACTCTCGGGCGCGAGAACGGGCAGAACCTCGTCGGCATCGATTCACAAGACGCCAACGGCAACACCCTCTCCACCCAAACCTTCTTTGTGCCCGACGCTAAGCTGCCAAACCTCAAGACTGGGCAATACACCATCGCCAAAGTGAGCAAAGCCTTAGAAAAGGTCACGACGAAGGCCTCTCACACGTTCACGCCCACTGCCTGAACGCCCTTCAAACCCATGATTACAGAACATAAATTCCAGGTTCTTGGCCGCGACCAGGGAAAGCACAACGTGCTCCTTGCCACGGGCGAGACTGTACGTTTGGATGATGCTGGACTGGATAGGCTCCGAAGCGACGAAGAGTTCGTGCTTGCCGAGCTGAGTCTGCGCGAGAAGTCCTCGAGCAAAGCATCCCACTCCCTTCAATTTAAGGCTGACATCCCTGCGACCGAAGAGGTCGCCGAGGTCGCCGAAGACCCAGACGGACGCGAGCACGCTGAATCTGAGGCTCGCAACACACCCGTATCTGAGGCCGCAGCAGAGCCTGCAGCTGAAGAGACTCCTGAGAGCACAGAGGCTAGATCATGAACGCACAGCTCGCAATTGCAGAAGGCAAGAAGGTCGCCGTAAAGCTGGACCGGTTCCAGGACCGAACAGGCGTCTGTTTCAGCGACGGCACCAGGCAGGTGCTTACTGACCGGGAACTCGCAATCCTTCAGAAAGACACCAACGTGATGTTCGTGACCACCAACGAGTGGTTCGAGCTCAAGAAGCAGTCCGAGCCCGTTGTTGCAGGCAAACCAACTGCCGGAAGCGCCGACTTTGCTCCTCTAGCGGACATGATCCGCCAACTGGTGATTAGCAACCAGCAAGTGGTAAGTGCGCTGACCCAGACGAGCGCAAGCCAAGCATCCGAACTCAAAGAGCTTCGCGACGAAATCGCGGCCCTCAAGAGTGAGCTTGGAGTTGCACCGGCTGCACAGCCTACGCTGGCCGCCGCAAAGAGCAAGTAAATGAGCCACGGTAGCCTGCCCACGGTATCAGATGTGACCAGTTATCTGGCCAATCTGCCCACTCCCATCAGCGTTCCTGGAGGCTTTGACGTCGCGTCGAGGCTTTCAGCAGCGATTGATGACTGGAACCAGCGGACAGGCTACCGGCCCTTCTTTCAGACAAGCAGTACTGCTCAGTCAATTCCATTCAACCCACCGGGGCCAGATAGGCTTGGCGGCTTTGTGGGTGGAGACTGCCAACTTCTGCTCACCAACGGACTGCTTTCGTGCACGTCGGTCGTGACTGGCGTCGACCCCTCGACGGGCCTAGGTGGAAGCACTCTCATTCAGGGAGCCGATTACTGGCTTGAACCGGCCCTCGACCCCAATGTGGTGCCAGCCCCACCCTACACCTCAATCATGTTTGCCTACGTCCAGCGCGGGCAACCTCAGTCGATCATTGTGACAGGCGTCTGGGGCTACTGCACTGGCACGATCCCCGATGGCGCGTGGGAGGGAATCCTCCTTCTCGCTGTGGCCAACACGCTTGCGGCAGTTCGAGAGGGGCTGATGGCCGGGCTGATCAAGATCACCGACATCGACCAATCCGACGAGTACGACCCTGCCCTGCTGCTTCGCATGGGCCGAGGCGTTCGGGGCCAAGCAGAGCGTTACCTATACAGGTACAGGCTCGAGCACTCCTACTGATGGCACTTCCACCACTGACCCCGCGCGAGATCCGAAGGTATTTGGACTCGATGACGGTCTATATGCCCGTCTACAAGTCCGGGACGCTCACGGTCATTGGCTACACGATTCGCCCATTGTCGCCCGATGACCCTACGCCTCTAGAGAACGTCCCTTGCAACCTGCACCGGACGCCCAACTACAACACGGGAATGGCCGACTCGTTCATCGCGAAGGAAAACACCCTCCTCACCGCCAACAAGACGGACTGCCAGTATGTGATCCCTGTAAAGAGCGGAGATTTGGTGCACTACACAACCCGTAACGGCGACACGGAGTGGGGTGCACCGCAAGGCGAGCCCAAGCGCCCAGTGAAGTTGCCTCATGCGTTCTTCTACACCGTGCCCGTCGAGCCACCCAAGACCCTGATCTGATATGCCTTTTGTTCCCACCACAAACTTTGCCGACATGCGGGCGGAACTTACCGCGGTGCTTTCGGCGGCTGTCAGCTTGCCTGAACCACCTTCGGGAAGAGTCAACGTCTTCACGAACACCGAGGGTGCCAAAGAGTCGCTTATTGAGCAACTTCGCTCGTCGGATCCAAACCTTTCGTTCCCCTGCATTCTCCTCGAGATCGGGGAGGCTGTTCCATCGGCAGATGGCGAGTTGCTCATGTCCGCTGTCGGACTATGCCGCAGGCCTTTCAAAGCCTACTACCTCGAAGAGTGGGGCCAATCTTCAACCGTTGGCACTCAGGAGTCCAACGACAACTTTGGCAACCTGATGAGGGCGGCCATGGACAGCCCCAGCGCAGTTTTCAATACCTTCACCGTGTGGGAGCAGGGAGTGGTCAACAGCACGCTTTCTGACCCACTGATTCACGCGATCTTTAGCGTCTCACAGACCAACGTGTACGGCTGCTCACTCAAATACAGCCCAGGCCTCCTCACCCAGATGTACTGATGGACATTGATCTTGGCGACGAGCTAGAGACCGCCTTCAAACTCGGTCTGTCCTCCGGGATGGACGAGATGAAGCAGGTAGCCGTAGGGCTATCGAGCGGAGGATACAGCCTTGCTCAGCTTGCGGCGATGGGTCACCCGTACGCGACGCGTCATGTGAGCGGGGCGAGCGTTTGGAAACTTCGGATGCCAAACGAGTACGTGAACCCAAGCGTTCCGATGCTCGATCCCGCGATTATCAACACCCATAGCCCTAGCGGGTTCATTTCGTTTTGGAAGGTCGATCCCATGATCACGACCTCTGAAGGAATCACGGCAAGCCTTATCAACGCTTCGCCCGTGGCTGATTACCTGGCAGGCAAAAACCGGCCTCGTAGCAAAATGGTGCGCCGTCCCATAGACGACGAGCTTGAAGCTCTCGGCGAACCACTGATTGAGTCGCATATCGAAAGCGCCCTAGCCGCATTCGAGAGACGCGACATCGTCCTCTGAGGGTCTCTAAATGTCAAAAATCCCAATGCCGATGTTTGGTCGGCATACAACGTCGTGCCTGATCTATCCGGGCACCGTCGCTGGCGATGGCACCGTAACTTGGGGCACAGGCGTAAGCCTTGCTGCAGTTACCGGGGGCGTACCCGTGGGAGAGCTGATGGGTATTCAGTTCTCGATCGACGTCGAAGCGCCAGAAGTCAACGCGATGCACACCACGCGTCACAACGAGGTGCCAATCGCCGATGGTTGGTCTGCCGAGATCACCATCTACAAAGTCAACAACGGTTCTGATCCCAACCCGCTTTACACCGTGTTCCAAGGTGTAGCCGGAGCAACCACCTACGACTACATCAAGGTCGTTTGGGTGACCGGCACCAACGCTGGATCGATCCAGACACACACGTTCCTAGGACACCGAGGAGCCTTCCGCGATGGCGGCCAGGGCCGAGGCGCTCAGGAATCCACTCTCAGTCTCGGGCCTGCCGATTTCGGCACGCTCCAATACTCCGTTGCGTACACCTAATGCCGAAAGTTACTCCACAGTCGCTGACCGCGCGAGAGCGCACGTTCGTCACCCCCGACCCTGTCTTCACTTCTGAAGACGGGTCGGTCACTTTTTCGATGCATGTGCGGCACCTCACGCCGACCGAGTACCTAAACGTCAAAGACATGAGGGAGCAAAAGCTAGCCGAGTACAGCACGGGCGTTGGCATCAAAGGAAGCCCAGATTATCAGCCACCTCAGACGCTGATGCTGAACGCTGAGCCCGTACTCGTGTCGCGAGATGCCGCTGAAATCGCTGCGGCTCTGTACAGAGCGCAAAGCTGCCCAGATGAAGACCGGTACACATGGGAAGAGATTGTGCTGTTCATGACTGACCCGCTCATCCTGGCCCAGATGATGGCGCTCTACAACGAGCTCCCCCAGAAGGCGCTTAAAAAGGACCCAAAAGAGATTTCCGGACAGGGGTAATTGCCTATTTCCTTTATAAGGGAATGGGCCACCCCTCTGTCCTAGCGTATCAACTGGATGCTCTTTACTCCATAAACGCACGGCTCGGATCCCTCTGTGAAAAGCTTGGCTCTGAGCCCTGCGGTATTGATCTTGATCAGTGCTCTGTGAGCGAATTGCTCGAAGATGCTCTCGAACTGGCAGAGCAGGAATTCCCCGAGAACGGTCGCCGTACGACACGGCCCATTCAGCAACCCGAACCTGAGCTTCCAGAAGGAATGAACTAGCGATGGCGATTATTGTCGATGCAAAAATCAAGGATCAAACCGCCTTTGCGGCGATTCGAAGCCTTCAATCCAGTATGGAGGCGGTCAAGAAGTCGACGAGTGATGTGAACGCTGGAATTCACAAGCTGAACATCTCCCTTGCGAACACAAAGTTCCTGGCCAATGAGGTCGCGACTGCCTTTCAAAAAATGGTCGCCTCGATCGGCGGCATGCAGGGAATCAAAATCCCGAAGATTTCCTCTGGAGGATCCTCAGGGGGGAGTGGCGGAGGTAGGAGAGGCTCGGGTGGTGGTTCAGGCTACAATGGCCCACTTAACCTGCCGATTTATTCCAACCTTCGAAAGGCTTACGGGGCACTACATGACGCTCGTGTTGCGGGAGATCCTTATGCGACGAAGATTGCGCAGCAGCAGGTGAACACTGCCTACAACAATCTGATCAAAAAGTCTTCTCCCAAAGCTCCGCCAGTAGTGGACCCAATCAGGAAGCTGATCAACAACAGCAGGGCCGCAATCGGTCCCAACGGGAAATTGCAACTCATGCCTATATTTGGGCACATGCTTTCGATGGGCATGAACCCAACCATCGGCGGCATTCTGAACCTGGCGGGATCCGCGAGTGCTGCCGGGGGAACTGCTGGTCTGGCGGGAACTGCTGCTGGGGTTGCAGCGCCGTTTGCTGCTGCTGCTGCACAATCCCTGGCGCTTGCAATGGCCATGAAATCAACGGTCAGCACGTTGAATGAAGTGCGCACGTCGCTTGTACGGGGCGGAGGCACTGTTGGCGAAGCTCGGTCGGCAAACCTATTTGGGGCAGCTCTAGGAATTGATGTCGCGGGGCTTGGTAGCAACTTGCTAAGTGGATTTGGGCCGATCGCTGCTGCCGGTGCAGGCGTCAATCCGCTCGGCGGCCCGTTCGGTGACAACAACTACAACACCAAGGGACTCAAGGTTCTCGACTGGATCCGCAACTCAAAAGACTTGAACCAGTCAAGAAAGCGCGCAGAGATGGCTGGTTCGCCCGATGCGGCCGGTGCCTACTTCTTGTCTCAACCGGTCTACGACGTGATGCGCAATCAGAGACAAGGATCAGGCTCCTTTGAAAACATGAGGGCTGCAGCAGATTTCTCTGCGAGCATGGCCGTGGCCGCTCAAGGCATCAAGGACTTCATTGTCATCCTGTTTGGCAACGACATGAAGCAGTTCGCGTACTTCATTAGCACGCTAAACACCGCTATTAAGACCACGTCGGAGTGGTTGAGCGATACATTCGGGCCAACGCTGAAAACGGTTGGCAGGATGTTCCAGACGCTTGGCGATGCCATTCAGAAGTTTGTGATTGGAGGCTACGACCTTCTTGTCAAGCCGATCATTGACCCGTTCATTCAGGCCGGACAGCTCATTCTGTCCTTTGTTTCTCGGATCTATGGCAACATCCTAAGTGCGGTCAACAATATCGTTGACAACATCAGGACGGCGCTTCACCTACCGCTCGACAGCCATAAGGAAGCAGTCGAAAAGAACACTGATGCAGTGAACCGCCTGAACAATGCCGTGCGAGAAGGACAATTCGGAGGAGGGCCGCGAGCAAGTAGTTCAATGCCAGGGAAGGTAATTCCTGGGCTGACGCCAGGATGGCAGTCGGCAAGCTGGGGGATCCTCTAAAAGACTCGTTCGACGGTAGGCATATTTGAGCCGTCAGTAAAGGTGCAAACCGACTCTGAAACAAGACGCCCTTGAGAAAACACAAACATGGCAGTCTTCTTCGACGATAGGTCAGCCGCGATCGACTCGTCTCCAGTTCCAACAAACACGCCGTAGGTTTCGATCTGGCTGTTTGGAGGATACGAGCGAGGCGTGAGCGACTGATCTGGAAATGCCCTCATCACTTCTTGTTCGGACATTCCCTGTTTGAATCCTTGACCATCAGAGGAAGGGGTAAGGCCTCCAAGGGTGTGGGTCAGCAGGCCGTCTCCAACAACAAACACAAAGAGCGCAAAAGCGTAGCCGCAGAAAGCGTTCTTCCACTCCGAATAATAAGGCGCTTCATAGACGTAGAGTCGCCTTAGGCGCGTGCCTATGAAGGTGACAGCCGCGCATGAGACCACGAAACCAAGCGCTGCGATCCAAGCCATTCTTGAGATGAACCAGTCAGCAAACGAATTGCTGACACCGGTCGATCGCTCAGCGTAGAACGCCTGAAAAGTCCCGCAGACGTACTGAAGTGTCACGATAGCCGCAAGAGTGGCAATCGTGAGAAAGATCCAGTGCCACACGACAGACAACCTCCACTCGACCGGATCTTTGGTCGTTCGTGGAATCGCTGCTGCAGGCTGGACCGGCGCATAGGTCGGTTGCGCAACCGCGAAAGGTTGCCCGCACTGAGGACAAAAAGCCATTGATGGATGGCATGCAGAACGGCAACGAGCGCAGTACTTTGCTTGTTGAAGCACGACGGCATTTTACGCCACGAGTCAGTCTTCCGCAGGCTGGCGCAGTTTAGAAGGGTCCTTTTCGATCTCTTTGGCGTACCACAAGCCGGCTCGTTCAAGGAACAGACTCAAGCTATACCCGTATTCGGAGGCGACAAATTCAAGCTTGGTTCTTGTGTCCGTGTCTAGGGTGACAGTGACTGGCTTTCGCTTGATTCCCGTGGCCTTCCGAGGCATGGATGATTTTAGCGTCATATCGCTCATAAAAGCATTATACACGCATGAATACGTTTATATACGTGTATAATACGATCAGTCAGGCAAAGAAAAGCCCCGGCGATGCTCGACCATCCCGAGGCGCGATGCCTGCGAACTGAGCGCAAGCACATGAAGAGTGTAACAGCCAAGGCAAAGAGTATTAGTCCTTTCGTCAAAATCGGACGCCCGGTCACGGTCGGAGAAATTGACCTTGCCCATTATCCAGAGGCACAAGCATCGCTAAAGCGAATCTTGGAAAAGACCTACGGATTCAATCTTGACGATTTGAAGATCAGCGGGATCGTCAACCCTGGCGAAACCGAAGCCGATCTTGAAGTCTGGTTTGGAGAAAGAAGAGTCCACTACTGGAACCTAAAGGACCTCGCTTACGGTGGCGACTTTGTCGTGATCGCTCGCCCCGGAAGGTCGCTAGATGCAAGCGCAAAGCGCAATCTGCCAGACCGATTCGCCAATGAGTGGCTAGAAGTGTCGGGATATCCCGCAGGTTATCCCTGCCGAATCGACGTGTCTGTAGACGCCAAGAACGGCATGTCGATCGACGTAGCTCCCTTCAACTAGCGCTGACGACGATGAACACACACGCGAAAGACTTGGTCATCGAGGATGGCGATCATCTTGCTGACACCAGCAAGATGATCCGCCACGGACAGGCTCGGCGACTGGCACCAGATCATTTTCCCGGCGCCGGGAAAATGATCTGGTGCCCCTTTTGGGCATTTTTGTCGTTCTATTTGCGAGGACAATTTTGAGCAATCACATCTTAAACTCGGCAATCGTTCGCCACGAGATCGGTTCCATCAATACGGTTTTGTGGACGGCGCTGGCTATGCGACATATGAGGACACCGCTCCCCAAAATCGGGGAGCGGGAAATCGAGGAGTCAGAACCGAGTACGTCCTGAGCGTCGACTATGAAGATTTGAGGTCCCCAATATCGGGGAGCACGAAATTGCATGTCGATCGACGTAGCGCCTTTTAACGAGCACTCATGATTTGGGCCTAGGCTCGGCCCTGGTTCTAGAACAAAGCGGGCGGTGTCGTTACCACCGCCCGTGAGCCAATACCCGTACGAGGGGGTAACAGCCATGAACACAAAAGAAACCTATCTTGCCACAGGAGGTCAATCCTCCGCCATTACGTCTCCGTTTGACTTGATTCGGAAAGTGCGAGAAGACGGCTCCGAGTATTGGAGCGCTCGAGACTTGATGCCCATTCTTGGGTACGACCGGTGGGAAAACTTCTCCGAGAGCATCGACCGCGCAAGGGCAGCCGCCTCGAACGTTGGACAAGATGTAGTTCTAGCTTTTCGTGACGCCACGAAAATCAAGGACAGTCGCAATCGACACGGCGGGATACAGATACCCGTAGCCGATTTCCACCTGACCCGCTACGCTGCTTACCTCGTGGCGATGAACGGCGATCCTCGCAAGCCCGAGATTGCAGCCGCTCAAACCTACTTCGCGATTAAGACCCGTGAGGCGGAGCTCAAGACCGATCTGCCGAAGTCTCTGCCTGAGGCGCTGCGAGCTTATGCCGCCGAACTGGAGGCCAAAGAGGCGCTAGAGATGAAGATGAAGGCGCTTGCTCCTGTCGTGGAGTTCCATGACCACGTAGCGGGCGCAGTCGAGGCTCAGGTGGTTAACGAGGTTGCCAAGGTGCTGAAGACCGGCGAGCAGCGGTTGTGGAAGTTCCTTCAGGCGCAAGGCATCGTGATGATGGAAGGGCGCTCTTGGGTGCCGAAGCAAGAGTATGTGGAGCGTGGCTACTTCCGGGTTGTGGAAAAGTCCTACAAGCACGCTAAGACAGGTGAAACGCACGTTTACTGCCGAACCCTTGTTACGGGCAAGGGCCTCATCTGGCTGCAGAAGAAGTGGTCAGAGAAAGACGCCGTTGAAATCGGACTCCAAAACAAGTAGAAGTTTGTATACTAATCTCACCAACAGGAAGGTACCTGTTGAAGGAGATATTACGTGAGCGAGAAAAAGCCGAGAAAGAAAATCTCGAGCCCATATGTGAATTGTCATCGCCCCGCACGGGGCAACGAGATCGACCTCGTGCGGTTCCCTGAAGTCCAGGCATCGCTGAGTCGAGTTCTTGACCGAACCTACAGATTCGACCAGTCGAAGATCAGACTCGAAGGGCATGTCGACGTAAGCCAGACAGAAGCGACCCTTGAGGTTTGGTTTGACGACCGGAAGGTCCACAACTGGACGCTGCGCGATCTGTCGTACGGTGGACATTTCACCCTCACGGCTCGCAAGGGCTACTTGCTCGAAGAGTGCATCGGGGCTGACATCCCTGGACAACTTGTCGAAGGCTGGCTTTCAGTCGCCGGGTATCCGCCTGGCTACCCGTGCAGGGTGGACGTAGCCACGGACGCGCGGAACGCGCTCGAAGTCGAAGTTTTGCCCTTCTCGTAGTCTGCTAGACGCCCTTCACTTCTGGACTAGAAGTGAAGGGCGGCAAAGCCAATCCTCAGATTTCAGCCCTTTAGGGCGACCGCGCGAAGCGCACGAAAACGCTTGGCGCATGGAGACTCCTATGAACTGGTTAAAAGCGGTGTTTCATAACGTTTGCTTATCGTGCGGAGCGAAGAAAGGGTGCGCCGTCGATAAGGTCGTCACAAGTCCTCAAGAAGGCGCGGGAACCTTTCCGATAAGCCTTTTTTATGATAACAGCGCGGCCAGCGAGCAGGGAGAGACGATGGACGGGATAAGCAACGGGATGCGATTAGTATGCTAAGAATCAACTACCATGACACTCAGTTCAACCGTCGCCAATTTAGGAGCTTGGACGAAGAAGCTTCTTTTGTGTTTGCGAGCTACTCCGGAAAAATCCCTAAATCTGAATACACAACAATCAAATCTGCAGTCCTTGAATACTGGACTAGCCCAAGTCTTTATCGTCGACTTCACAGGTTACAAGATTCTTTGTGGCGTCGATTTCACAGCTTAGAATCCTTACCAAACCCCGAGAAAATCGCATTATGGATCCGATTGGCGGGATACAGCGAAACTAATGAAAAGTGTGAGACGATTCCAGCCAGAGAGGTGGAAGGAGTCGCCACAGGCGAAGCTGATGGGTCAAATATCGCTCGGGACATCATGTTTGATCTTGATAGTTCGCACGCGCTTTATCTCGACGTCATAAAAGAAAACAACCGCTTGGCAGATCGAATTAGCGAACTTACCGAGGAAAACCGGAAGCTTAGAAAGTCTGTTAACGCGGCGAGGATCTACGTTATCAAGAATTCATAGATCCTAATCGGACGATCAAAAGACCCTGACGAGACCCCGATGAACAGTATTAGTTTGGAGCCGATGTCCGAAGCCGCATATCAGGATGCTTGCCAAAAGCTCAAAAGCAATCCCCGTATGGTGGCGCTCATGAGAGAAGCGCAGCGACGGGCCACGAACCCGGACACTCCGCTCATCCTGAAAGGGATAGCCGCTCTGGCATCCGAAATTCTTGACTAGAGTCCACTAGCCCGCACATCTATCGACAAGGCCCATGCCCTAAACGGCGTGGGCCTTTTTCATTTCGACCGCCATGCCAACGCCTCTTGTGTCCCCCATTGGCACCTTTGCCGATCGCACGACCTACGTCGTGTTTGGTGACTACCTTCCGGGCACTCTACAGCCGTGGGTGAGCATTCAGCGCGATGCGGACCAGATGTGCCACTCGAATGCCGCAGTCATCAGTGACGCGATTCTGGCTCCTCGAATTGGCTGGCAAATTGCTTCCTACCAGCTTGACCCAGGATCCGCGACGTGGCTGACTGCTGCTCAGTCAGGCGTGCTCACTCCCGCTGCGGGCAACGCGTCGGCTGGGAGCTACATGTTCGAAGCTCCGGCATTCACGCAGGAGACGATCCCTGGGATGTCGTACGGCTCGGGCGTACAGACAACGGGCGCACCGTACCTCACGGCACGCTACCCGACGTCTGAGACCAACTGGGGCAACAATGCGATGTCGAGCGACCAGGCGGCGTTTCCTGGCCCTAACCCTTCAGAGGACCTTGTCCCGCTTGACCGAGTGTTGGTTTCCTCAACGTCCGCGGTGAACCCGTGGGACGATATCACGTTCCTGTTTATCGCTCCTGGATCGGCGATCTCGCCTAGGTCCACACTAGCGAACCTTTACTTTATGGGTCCTGCGGGATCCGATCAGGCAGCGGTCAACGATTCTGGCCTTCTTGGCACGGGCGACTACTGCGCCAAGATTCGAGGCGACGGAAAGGCCTACGTTTACGAGCTGCTCAACAACCAAACGTGGAAGAAGCGGTTTAGCTTCCCCTGGCGCTATAACGCCAACGCTGTCTCATGGGGAGTTGAACGAATCTGCGTCAAGTCGCGAATGTGGCAGGACGCCCACGAGAACTACCAGGGTGACCGTATCACGTTCAACCAGGCGGGTTGGACGGTCACTCCCGGCCATTACGGCACCATCGACGCCATGGTGGGCCTAGCTCACGCGGCGATCAAGACTGCGACTGGAGACGTGCCGACCTACAACGTTCCGCGCCTCTCGGACCAGCCGACGACCAAGGTTCCGATTCGAGTAGATCTTGCTCGCGACTGCAGAGCATCTATCCAGGTTTCGCGCCATATCTATTACGCAAGCGCGACCATTCGCGACGACTACCTGTGCTTCCAGCACGCGATCACGACCGACGAGCCGATCTATGTGTACCTTTCGGGCGTCCTTCCATCCGGTACGTCTTGGAACGTCAAAGCCTACGACGAGAACGGCACAATGCTCGCCGTCAATTCGGGACTGACGACGACCAACACAAAGACAGGCCAGGTCGCAACGATCTCCTTTGTGCCCACGACGATCTCCGGAGTCGGCCAGCGATACATTCAACTGGAGTTCACGCTTAATTCGAACTCCGACTTCTCTCAAACTCCGACGATCACGGGCTACGAAGTCGATCGCACGGTTGTTTACGCCGGCGCGAGTCCGGTTACCCCCGTCACGATTCCTTCTGCCCGGGGCAGCCTGCCAGCACTTCTCAAAAACGCTGTCGAGTCGATTACGATCACCCCTCAGCAAGCCGATCCTGGTGCCGAGAGCGCCACGGTGGTGGTGGCTGACTACCTGAACGAACTCCAGTACATCCAGGAAGTCAACCGCCTGCCAATCGCAATCTGGACGACGTACGACTCGCATGGCAACGTTGCGTGCCTGTTCCGTGGCTACATCCGTACAGCTTCGCGCAAGATCCACCGCTCAAGCCCGTTCCAGGTGTACCCGGCGACCGACTGGAGCGAATACACCCTTCAATGCGACGGCGAGTGGTCAAGGGCTGCACAGGTGCGAGTGCCGAACTTCAGGACGTGGACCAATCCGGTCACGGGCCAGCCATTCAAGGCGACCGACGTCATTCGGATCTGCGCTTCGACGATCTACCCCTCATGGATGGTCGATGTGCCAGACCTCGACGTTCAACTGTTCTCGGCAGACGGCGACGCATACGTCGCTGAGTTCGGCACCCAGATGATCGACATCATGTCTGAGATGTGCGCCGACTTCACGGGCGGCTACATGCTTTTTGACGAGGCGGCAAGCTAATGCCTACTCCCACCGGCGTACTGCGGATGCTTGAGCAAAAGCGTCCACCCTACAACAACCTGGCCATCTTCGAGATTGATCACCCCACCTTGCTCGCGATGGATGGGCAGGAAAGGGTGCCTCAGTGGTGCGCTGCCTACGGAACGACGAAGGTCGGCGACCAGGTCATCCAGCATGGATTTGTACAAGCTGGCACGGTCGTAACTGCTCGCGACGCGGCAGAAGGCAACGTTGTCATCGTCACAGGTGGGGCTGTCGCGGAGAACGCTTCGAAGGCTGGCTTCCAGGATGCCGGACTCATCACACGGACCATCTACAAAGTCGATTCGTGCAACTTCTTCAACCTTCCAGACACGAATCCTCACTTCCCGGACGGCAGTTCCCCCGAATACTTTGGCCATGCGGTGCCGATCGAGGTCGTCGACTTTAAGCTTCAGACACAAGAGGCTGTAGACGTACGCGCTCGCAGGATCTACGACAAGGCTTGCTGGTCGCGGTTCTACTTCAACTTCACTGGGCCGATGATGCTGGTCACAGACGTGACGGACGGAAGACAGGTGGCACCTCGAAGGCTTCGGTTTTACGACCCGGTGCAGCTTCGGATGCCCAACGGGGATCTCAGCCAGTTCCTCGTGCTTTCGTGCAGCCCTGCCTACACGAAGGACTCGTTGCAGATGGCCAACTACTCGCTCGTCACTCAGTCGAACATCAACTCGATTGCTGCGCTACGGGATCCTCACTCGATGCTTGCCCGCATGAAGAAAGCACTTGAGAGACTTATGGGCGGTTCCATCGGGCCCTACAACCCGGGCACATCGGCGGCGCACAACCAGGCACGGCCAAGCCTTTCGAGGGCAATGCCCCTCCCTGTGGCCTATGCGGATCCAATCCAGGACTTAGACCCTTCGAGTTCAGGTTTTGGGCAGTTTTACTACCAGCCTGGCTACGACGGACTCGGCATGGCCCCTCTCGGACGGTAGGTATGGAAACACGAACCATCAGCGTCGACCTTGGCGTTGCGAATCCTGGCCAAGAGGTCGGAACGCTCACCATCACCATTACTGGATGCACTTGCCGCATGCAGGACGCTCAAACGCTTATCGCGGCGGAGCTTGCTCGGTACATCAAAGGTCTGCCCAAAGCTAGCACTCAGACAATTCTCCCCAATCAGCCCTGCTCGGGCTGTGGTGGAACTGTGGCCGCAACCCCGAACGCCTAGGTGATCCATGCCCATCAACGGGAAAATCTTTGACTCGGCGTCGTATCACTTCGATATCCAGTCGAGCGCGTCCGGGTCGCACAGCGGCATCGGCACCGGGGAGTACTCTCACTCGGCATCGATCCAGACCAACTGGACGCCTGATGCGATCGGTACGGCCTGGTCAGAGCTGCTTACGTTCGTGTCGCTTCAGGTGTCAGCCACGACCGTCAGCGGCGGATCACAGACGCTGACCTACAACGGTCCCAGTGCACCGTTCGGAGGGTACAGCCACACGATCAGCGGCTATTCGAGCGCGGTCAGTGGCAGGGTGCAGTTCAACGGCACAAAGGTGTACTGCAAGCTCACGGGAGGGCTATTGCGGTTTGTGGTGTCGTCGATCGGCATCTACATGAACGGAACCCTGCTCGTAACCCTCAGCGGGTTTGACGTGGTTTCGAACGGCTGCGGGCCGTCTTACATCAACTATTGCGGCATTCCAGGGCTCGTCTCGGGCTCTTGCGGAGCGTCCACGGACGGGCTGCCCGGCACGATGCCCACGACCTACGACTATTCGAGCTCGATTTCGCAGTCGATTGTCGGAGGCTGGGGATTCAGTGACGCGTTTGGCGATCAGTCACTGCCCATGACCATCCTAGGCGTCTCGCTGCCTTCCGGCTCGGGCTGCCCTTACGGACTGGGCCTTGGCTACGTTTCTTCGAGCGGCACGGATGGCGTGAGCATCAGCCAGTACAGCTATTCCGAGTCCAAACGAGAGTATGTGACCGAGCAGACCGGACAAACGCAGTACGAGGTCCTCTGCGGAACGACTCCGATCTACGGGCCGGTGACAGTCACCTCGTACTGCACCAACCTCGACGGATCTTCAGGTGTCGCAAAGCGCAAGGTGTACAAGGACACCACGATCTCGGAAAGCTACGGCGGGTCAGCTTATGCGATGCCCGATCTCCCTCGTGGTGTGGCCCGCATGCAAAGCGGCTACCGTTCGATCTGGTACCGGATCGGGTTTCCCAAAACCACGAGTTCGGGCAGCCGGACATGCACCATCAACGGCGTCACAACCTCGGCAAGCCTCACGTCGACGGTTCACCCAACCGGCTCGGCGTTCCTCGCATCAGTCACGGACAGTACGCACACAATTGAGCAGCCGCTCGGACTGAACTGCTACGCTCCGATGACTCAGGGGCACAGCAAGAGCCAGTCTCAGGGCTACGAGTATGTGTACGAGTACGCGTTCTGTGCCTGCCCGCCTCCTGGGCAGCCTGGGCCTGGCTCATTCACATGTCCCGACCCTGACCTACCGCCAACCGCAAACTGTATCCTGACTTGGCCGGGCCTTGCCGATCTTGTGAACCAAAGCGAGAGCGTCTCGTTCAGCTTCCCGGCAACAGTTGAGGACTCCACGTCCAACCCGCAGATGTCCGGCTGGCAATACCATCAGGACCCGATCGCGCGGTACTGGAACTACTGGGGCAATCCGCTCTGGCAGTACGCGCACTGGTTTCCACCCAACGATGGAAGCGGCGAGCAGACGCAGTGGCCACTCGATGACGGTTCAGTCGACAACGCCTATTGGAAGGGCATCAGGGACCAAAAGAGCCAGCAGGCAAGCCTCCCAAGCGGAGAGAACACGCACACGCGGGTCTCGAACATCGCCTCGATCTGGGACGAGGGCGGCCTCACGCCCCTTCTTGATGCCGAGTTCGGTTCGTTCAGGCTGATCGGCGTCCATCGCTGGATCACGGAGAACGTTAGCCCTCTATCGAGCTACACGTACACCTCGGCGTCGGCATCCCTTTTCTCCGGGACAAACTGCACGCTCTCGTACATCAGTGGCGGCATCGTGATCACTCCGACAGGCTCGGGGCCGTGCACGGTGACCTTGAACTGCGCAAGTTGGACGGTGATGCCCTACCTCTACCCGCATCTGTGCAACCAGATCACGGTAGGTTGGGAGCCTGGCAACGTGGCTTCGGCATCCGTGGCCATGGTGGGCGTCGATGGGACAAGTCAGCAGATTGCGACCGCTGCGGGCACTTACTCGCGGCCAACGGTCACAGCGTCGGCCTACGCGGGATCGTGGGGTATCGACAACGGTGACGGCTACACGGGAGGCGATCAAGGCACGGACGTTCCATCAGGTGGACTCTCGGCGGCAACAATGGCCGATCCAACGCGCTGTTTTGCATTTGAGCTCCTTCCAGGAAAGACTTGCGCGAAGCTGACGTTCACCCTAACGCCAACCGATCACACGCACACGATGACGCTGCACTACCCGCAGTGGATTGGCCCAAGCGAGCCACCCACGCAGGTGTGGGAATCTGGGCAGTGCGTGGACTGGCTTTACCCGTCAGGGCCTGGAGTTCGCTGGGGCAACTGGATCTTCTACGATCCAATGCTAGGGTTCCAGCAGCCGCCTGAAGTGATCGGGCTCGGATACAAATCTACGATTGTCGACGCGCTATGTACCAAGCGGGCAGTGTTCCTTGCGGCTGATCCTCTCACGGGCGGAGGGCCGACCGGAGCGCCTTCTCTGACCACGGAGATCGCAAGTTTGTACGATGCTTACGAAGGACAGTCAATCGCTCAGTGCGACGAAGACGGAATCTCGTTTGTTCTGCCGAACGGTAGCGTCTCGGGCGACAAGACCGTTCGGTTCGCGCTATGCAACTCGTTCGCGGAGATTCCGCCTATCGGGGCTTTCCCGTTTCGTGGGCGCTCTCCCGCTGACTGGTCGCCGAGCGATCCGTACACGGGTGTGGTCTGGGATTGGTCACAGGAAGCCCGGTACCTCGTGGCCCAGGGTGCCAACGTTCCCTCGATTTCTCCTCCTTCCAGTTCTCCTTGGAGTTCATCCGACACAGCTCCTGCGGGATGGGCAATTGCCAAGTACATCCACTCGGTTACAGACTCCGAGGACTCGACTTTCAACCTCAAGACGGGATCAACAACCTGGGCGCACGTTGCCCCGTGGCATGGCTATTTTGGGATCCTCTCGAAGCACGTCGTCAGCCATAGCCCGTGGCACATTCAGGACCAGTACGGCCGCATTCACGTCGCTTCGGTGAACTCGGACGGTGACGTGCTCTACCAGCGTGCCGACACAGTCAATGCCCGCACAGGGTGGGCGGTTAGCGGAGTGGTTACGAGCTTCGGCGACGTCCAGTATGCGCGAATGTTCCTCGACGGATCCATGCGGATCTACCTCCTCGTGCTTCGGCTGAGCCACACCGGCACCTACAGCATCTATGAACTGTATTCGGACGACGACGGAAACAACTTTGACTCGGGGACTCTGCTTATGAGCAACGCTATCGCTCCGGACGGCTGGCACGAAGCCATTGGAGGCTCTGCCGGCGTCACATGGTTTGAATACGACTCCGGCACCTCAGGGCGCGGAGTGCAGAAAGCCATCTACCGCGATGGAGACGGCAATACGAGTTGGAGCAGCCCTTTCACTTTTGTGAACAACTCGGGCAACCCGATTCACGTCGCTGACGGCGGGTGGTCTGACGTTGAAGCTGCAGCCAACTCACCGAGGTATCTGACGTGGACGCCAGTGATAGACGGCGAGACTGCTCCTTCGATTTGGCATTCGATCGACAACGCTCGATCTTGGATCCGGGACTACTGATATGAGCTACCTTTTCACCGCTGCGCAGGTTCCTGTGCCATCTCCTGTTGGAGCATTGCCGTCCGTCGCAGGATGCACGGCCACGTTTTCCACAGCACCTAGCCCTCCGTACTCAAGCTTTGCGACGAACATGACGAGTGGGGTTCCAACCCTTCTCAATCAAGTCCTCTCGCAGGCGTCGATCGCGTCGGCGATCGGTGGCAACGGTGTTGGGCTGAACTATGGCGACTGTCTGCTCTCGGTGCCTGGCAGCGGTCTAAGCTTGCCCATTGCAGCCGGTCACGGCTCGTCTCTTGGTCCTATCGAGTATGCCGGAGGCACTGTCGTAGTGCCAAACAACACGGCGAACACCTACGTTTGGCTGCTGAGGAATCAGACGATTACCCTGACGGCTACGACCGCTTCGCCTGCAACAGGCGCGATCTACCTCGGGCAGTGCGCTACTTCGGGCGGCAACATCACCTCGGTGGACATGAGCGGGGTCACGTACCTCATTGGTGGCATCGCGGTCAGATTTACGGCTGACCAGGGCATGCCCGGAGATTCCCCTTCAGCATCGACGGCGTTTATCACCGATTGCCCTTCGGGCGTGTGGCTTTGGGATGGCTCCCGGTACTCGCTTCTCGGCGGGACGATCATGCCGGACAAAGTCTCACTGGTCTCCGGAGACCGAGTGTTCATCCCCGCAGGCTACTCCAAAGAGGTCATCGGGCCTCTAAGTTCTCCCCCTGGTTCGGTTGTCGTGGCAACTGGGCTCCTACGTGTCAAATCCTAAGATCATGATTCAAACCGACTCCCTTAACGGCAACCCTGGCGCTTCGGTGCCTCTCGCGTTCGGCTTCCTGTCAATCGCGATGACTGACGCCAACCTCGTCCTTTCTGCGGCTCAGTTTGTCTATCCGACGATCAAGCTCACAGGAGCTTTGACGGCTGACCGAAACATCACCCTGCCTCTCGTGGCAGGCGCACACTTTACGGTCATCAACGCGACCACTGGTGGGCACAACCTCGTTGTCGGTGGTGCTACCGGCGCAACGGTCACGGTCGCAAACGGCGCAAAAGGCGTCGTCGATTCGGACGGAACCAACTACTACTAGGGTCCACCTGTCCAGCCCGCAGGATTCTGCCTGCCCGCCTCGCCCAGCTTTCTAAGCTGGGCCTTTTTGTTTATCCGAGGCTCAACCCATGAAACTCAAGACACAAATCCTCGCGGCCATCTTGGCGCTGGCTTTGCTGCCTATTTTGGCAAGCGCAAACTTTGCGAGGCAGATTCCCAAAATCGGATCGATCGACTACCAGTCGGCGCTTTCGACGACTCCTTACCAAGCTTTCTCGGGCTCGGTCGCTGGATCCAGTTCAAGAGTAGCCGCCGACATCGGCACGGCCACAACCAACACCGATGGCGTGTGGGTGCTCATCCTTCCGGCTGCAGCCACGCCACCGGCAAACCTTGCCGCGGTCACTTCCAATCCGCTGGCCTATTACCTGAACCCCGGCGACAAGATCATCGGCGGAGCAGAGACAGGGCAGACGAGCGTCATCTACCTCGCATCGAACTCTGGGACGCAGGCGGCCACCATTGTCGAAAAGACTGCTCCGGCGTCGGCTGGCACGAGGCTGCAGACCTATGCCAAATCGACAAGTGGCGCTTCGAACGTCTCAGTCATTTCCTCAGACCTGATCACGACTCTGACGGCAGGCGCGACCGGCACCGCCTCAAATTCACTGGTCGGTTACTACGGCGCGGGATGCTACCTCACGGTGACCGGTTCCGAGACGATCACTCCTTACGTTTCATACGACGGCGGATCTCACTGGATTGCGACTAACTTCGTAACCCCCTCAGGTGCGATTCAGGCGGTGGCTACTTCCACGGGCGGCTACTCGATTGTGGCCATGGGCGGCGTTTCAAACGTCCAGCTTTCTTGGACTGGCAGCGGAAGCGTAAGTGGAACTCTGCGTTCTACGACAGCTCAAACGCTGAACGACCTGGTAACCCAATTGCAGGGTGGCAGCGCGGTCGGATCGGGCAACCCCCTTTACACCCAGTTCGCAAGTGCTCAACCTATTTCTGCCGCATCACTTCCGTTGCCATCGGGCGCTGCTCAAGAAGGCGGCAACCTCGCGACTCTGGCAGGCACGGTAGGTAGCGGAAAGCTCAAGGTTGGCAAGGCCATTACCCTCTTAGGTGCGGCTTTGGGTGCTACAAACGGACAGATTGCAAGCGGGGCTCACTTCCTCTCGAGGCTTATAGGTGACAACGCCAGCAGTACGACTCTGTATCTCATGGTGTTCGATGCGTCAAGCCTCCCCGCAAACAACTCTGTGCCAATCGCTCAGGTGATGGTTCCGTTCGGAATCTCGACGTCGCCCACAGAGAACGTGAGGCAGTTCGGCGAGGACTGGATTACGAACAGCACCGGGCTTTGGTATGCGTGGTCAACCACGAGCGGTGTGTTGACACTTGCGTCTTCGGGCACGGGTCTAGGAGTGGAGGCGTACGGTGGTTAGGCGTTTCGTTGTTCTTTTTGCTTTGCTGCTTTCATGTCTCGATATGGCGCAAAGCGGCTTAACCTACGGCGCGGGGGATTCCCGGTATACGAGCTTATCTTCGCCCGCCGACGTGCTCAGATCAAGCCCTGCGCCAAAGGGCACGACTTGGCTGTGGTATGACCCAAACACGACGATATCGGCTGATCCGCACTACAAAACGAATCATGTTCTTTGCCAGTTTGGGCCAGGGTTGTATCAGGATTTCTGGTTTCGGGATGGGCTTGGTAACGGTGTGCAGTGGTGTACCGGCCAGGGTGTCGCGAAGATCGCAAAGCTTCAAAACCAGTCCACTGCGACTAAGAGCGGTACGTGGACAAGCTATACGACCAGCGGTCTATTCGTCCGCGGAGGCGCTGTCTCCGCGGGTGGCTCGATTGCTGGCGGCACTGCGACCTATTCCACATCGTCAAGTGCAACCCTAACATTCACAAGTTACGGGACTGACTTCGCCATTGACGGTGTGTGCCGGTCGGGCGGTGGGTTTGCAATCGTCACAGTGGACGGCAACCCAGCTCCGGGTCTTCCGGTGGTCACCAGCGCGATGGTTTCGTCTGGTTGGTTTTCCTCCGGGCAGATCGGCTCATCGTTCATTGAGTTGTACGACCCTGGGTTTGCAAACGGGTCCAATCAGTATTACCTTGGCAACTTTGGAACCACGGGCGCAAATCACACGATTGTCATCGCGCCCACAGGAACCAACGAGTCGGGATCGTCAAGCAGTCAAGTCACGATTAACGGGATCTATTGCTCGTATCCTGGTCTTCAGCCTGGGCCTAACGCTTATCCCATGTACATCGGGGTCGAGAACGACTGGTGGAGCGACGGATCGGCTATCGTCTCGGCAATCAACTGCACCCCGTCAGGTGGAACTTGGACTTTCCTTTCTAACGTCCATGGCTACCAGGCTCCGATTTCCAACACGGTCTTAATTGACGGGTCAGCCTACACGCCAGTCGCTGGGCAGTGGCAACCTTGCCAAGAGTTTGACTGGGCCAACGTCGAGGCTCTAGTTCACCCGTCGCTTACGAGCACGACCACAACGTCAACGGTCACGGCTTCAACGTCGGTTCCGATTGGCAACTGTGCTCTGTTTCCGTTGCAGCCTGACGGTACGTACCCTTATCTCGTTGTGGAGTCTGGAACGGGCAACACCGCGACCAGAACGGCCTACGCTGTGACTGCTACGTCGGCCACAAGCGGGGCGGGAACGCTGACGATCAGCTCTTCGGCGACCATTGCAAATGGCGCAACCATTCGGGCTTCCGTGTGCAAATTGACGACCAAATTGTCGTTTCGCTCGGATCGAACGAGCGTGATGCAAGCCACGGTGTCCCCTTTGTGGCAACAAGCGATGCAGACGGGCGAGGACTACGCGGGGATGCTGGCGCTTGGTGTTTCAAGCACCCTGCCGCCTACCAACCAGCACATCCTTATGGCGACCTATTTCGATCAGGTGGCTACGGGAAACACCGGCTGGCTGACGGCAACGCTGGCACAGTCGCCACCCTACAATTCTGCGGACACGCTGTACTACGGTGGTGCCTCAACCTGGGGCGCGGCTTATAGCTCTAAATCGTGGCTAGCTGGCGTGTTCATTGGAATAGCCATTCCTAGTGTTCAGGACAATCTTTATAACTTGCAATACAACGTGAACGGTCCTCGGTGGTCGTTTCGCGCGGATGGTTCCTTCAAATGGTATCCAGAACCTGCGAACCAAAGCTATCCCGTGTCGGTCAACATCGGTGATTCGACGGCCAGAAGTTTTGCCTATTGCGCTGTGTACAACCCCACGGCTCAAAAGGTTTTGAACACCCTGGTCAACGCTCACGCTCAGTAACGACACCCTAAAACACTTGCCCCCAACTGTTCGAATTTTCCGAATACTTGGGGCTCGTCCAAGGGCCGACTGCCCCTCCTTCACTAGCAATCAAGGAATCCTTGACTACTGCTCCTCGAACCTGTAAGAGACTCTTACAAGTTCGAGGCCTTTTTGACTAGGAGGCCGAATGGGTCCGAACTATTCAGAAGCAGAGATAAGGCGACTGCGCCTTTTGCGCCCGTGCGCCAACATTAAAGGAAAGAAGGCTGCTGCGGATCGGCTGCACGCGCTTTTCCCTGGTCGGTCGCTCGATTCGATTGCCCAGAACCTAAACCGTATTGACCGGCGCGAAGGCTTTCAATGCTTGTACAGCCTAAAAAGGTCGTTCAGCCTAGAAGAGGAGGCCGAGTTCGAGCGACTGGCCAAAGAAGCGGAATCGTTGGCGCTCAGCGAGCAGGACGATCAGCCCAAAGAGTGGCGCAACGAAACATTCTCGGAAGACGAGTGGAAGTTCTCGGCGGTTGTCAACAAGCGTATCCGAACTCTTGAGGAGCTTCTTGAGTACTGCGAGGCAGACCTTACCGTCTGGGAGGTCAAGACTTGGAAGTGCGGCCAGTGGGAACAGGCGTCCAAGAACGCGCAACACGACGTTCAAATCACGCCTCAATGGAAGATCGAGGCGACCTTTGTCTATCGCAAACAGGCAGCCAGCGACCGTGAAGACTTCCAATGGCTGATTGACGAGTGCAAAGCCCACGCGCCTGTCTATTTCGATCTGCAGCGCGAACCCTTTGAGGATGAAGGGCACCTGGCGATCCTCAACCTGACTGACATTCACCTAGGCAAGCTCTGCTGGGCCGAAGAGGTGGGTAACGACTACGATCTAGCGATAGCCGAGCAGATATGGATGCTGGCCGTCGAGGACCTTCTGCGCAAGATCAACGTCTATCCGATCTCGCTCATGCATCTCATCATCGGTCACGATTTTTTCAACTCAGACAACATTATTGGCACGACGACGGCCGGCACTCCGCAAGACAACGACGGGCGGTTCCACAAGATCTACCGGCGCGGGATCCAGCTTCTCATCGCGACCATCGACCGAGCGCTCAGCGTGGCTCCTGTCTCAGTCATGTTTCTGCCTGGCAACCACGACACCTTGAGTTGCTTCACCGCTGGCGTGGCGATCGAGTGTCACTACCACAAGGCAAACGAGGTCGAAATCATCAATTCACCTAACCTCCGGCAGTACTTCGAGTGGCACAAGAACATGTTTTGCCACGTCCACGGGAATAAGATCAACGTCGAGAAACTGCCCTTAGTGATGGCGACCGAGCAGCCCGAAATGTTGGGCAGGACGATCTACAGGGAAGCGCAGACCGGCGACAAGCATCACTACACGGCCAAAGACGTGATGGGAACGCAGGTTCTCAAACTGCCATCGCTCGCAGGAGTCGACGCCTACCACCACAACAACCTTTACGTGGGATCCCGGCGCAGCGGAATCGCCCGTGTGTTCCATCCGACTGAGGGGCCGGTTGCACAGCTTATGTTCAACCTCAACCAGGCGAGGGTCAAAGTTTTGAAGAAAGGAGCGGCATGACATTTCTGGAACAAGCAAACGAACTCATTGACGGGCCAAGGGCCAAAGACTACGGCTCGGCGTCCGAGAACCATCAGCGCATCGCGACCATTTGGTCGGTGATCTTAGGGATTGACGTGTCGCCCGAGAAGGTGGCCATGTGCATGGTCGGGGTCAAGCTGGCAAGGCTTTGCAACACGCCCGGCCACAAGGATTCTTGGATTGACATCGCGGGTTACGTCGGGGTGGCTGACAAGATCCAGCGCGGCGAATGACTCAAAGCAAAGCGCCCTCAACTATCCGGAATTTCCGGATAGCTGAGGGCCTTTTTGCGTTTATGGGTCTTTAATTTTCGGTGGAGAGTTACAACCTTAGGTTCATTCTTTCGCTGCCATCGCGCGTTTGATGAGAATGCGGATGGCTTCGCTCTGCGATGGGTGAATGGTCCGAAGAAACTCGGCGTAGGAGGCTGGCATCGAGCACACTCGCCTCACGGTCGGTTCATTCTCGCTGAGGAATTTACGGCCCCCGCCTGGCGCTCGCTTGCGCTCTTTCATGGCAGTTTCCACTCTTTGAGACAGGGTATCTTGCCGCGCCGGTAGAAGCACGGCAGTTCGCCAAGCTCGGTTGGCCCAGGTCCATAAAGCACGATCTTGCGCTCTGTCCGGTCATCGCCTGGTGGGAGTCTGTCCACCTGCGATGTGCCGATGTGAAACGCGAACGGGCTTTCGGATCCATCATCGAACAGGATCTCGACGGCGTCCAGCACTCCACGTTCGCGCCATATGCCGCGAGTGATGGCCACGCCTTCAGCCGCGAGCAGTTCGGTCAGCGAATCAAACGCTGTCGGAAGCATGAGCCTCCATGTACCTGCATTCACGCTGAGATAGACCGCGCCTTTCTTGTCATAGTCGCTACCCCAGTAGGTGCTGCTGACGATCCTCGGTCCGTTATTGCTGGTGCTTATTGCGCTCATTTGTTTCCTTCGTAAAAGTCCGCCTCTTCCATGTTTGGAACCCAGGCGCTTGCAAAGTCCCGATCAGCAAACAGTGCGGCAAGGCCTGTGATTTGCTTCAAGCGAAGCAGTTCGTCTGCATCCATCCCGATGTGCCTCATGATCCACGCGTCGCCCATGCCGGACTCCACGAGTTCTGCCACGATCTTCTGCATGAGCTCAATCGAGTGCGATCCTCTTGCCCTGTTGTGCCGGATCGTGGAGCCCATTCTCTCACTGATAGGCTTGTCTATCACCACGATCGGGGCCATGCCATTCTCACGCTCGTAGATGCGCTTACTTGTCTTGAGCACCGTGTACCTGTGGTACCCGTCCACGATCTCGTAGGCATCCTCTTCGGGGAGCTTGTAGCAAACGATGGGCATCGTGAACCCGTCCTCCCAGATCGAGAGTTCGAGGAGCTTCATCTCCGGAGGCGCGACAGAGTTAGGGTTGTACGCGTTCGCCCGAAGCTTCTCCACTGGCACGGCTTGAACCGCGTATACAGGGCTCACAAAGTTCGAGTTGAATAAGTTCTGTTGCATGTTAGTTCTTCGTCATAAAGGCGATGCCGTGCTTGTTCTCGATGACGGCCGTAAATCCTGCACGCTCGAAGAGCCCCCTCGAGTCTTGTGTGGAGAACGCTGAGAATCTCGTTCCGCCTGCCATCGCGTGAGCCAAAAGTGCGCTCGAAAGCCCCCGGCGCCGGTGAGCCGGAAGTGTGGCCATGGCCTTGATGCGCGTCGACGATTTGAGGGCAGCGACTCCAAGGATCGAGACAAGCATGTCCTCTTCGCGCACTCCGTAGAACTGACCCGCAGTCGGCACTGCGACATGAGGAAACGCCCGCCGATTAGCCCGAATGAACGCCTGCGCTTCCTCAAGCTTTACGGTCTCAATCTGAGGCATGGCCACCCTGGTTGTATTCCCGCGCCTCGTCACTCAAGAGGTAATCCATCGCGCCCTGGGCGGTGGAGCAGGGCTCCCAGAGGAAACCCTTGTCGTTTACCACCCAGAACTCCGAGCCATCGAAGAACGGCTCCGAGAACCGAACCACTCTAAATCTGCCTTCGGTGTGAATGACCTCGTACGGCGCTCGTATCTGCGCGAGGTTGCGGATAACTTCCGACGCGCTGGCATAGTTCGTGTTCATAGATTCGCGTACTTCTCCATGATCGCTTTCTTCCGCTCAACCTCCCTCTTGGTCTGAGCGAAGCCCATGTATTTGCAAAGATGGTCGTTTTTGAGGATGCAAATCACAAGGCGCTTCCATGTCGGAACAAGTCGAAAATCGTCGACGCCCGTGTCATCCAGGTAGTCATCAAACCGGATCACCTCGTGTGCGCCTTTACCGCGGTTGTTGGTTTCTCCCGTGCGGATGACAGGCGCTCCCTCGGCAATCAGTTGCTCGATTAGTTCAGGACTTCGAGCTCCACCTACCTTCCAAGACTTCTTGCTGGCCTCGATCTTCGATAGGTAAGTGTTTCGCGTGTCCTCCGGCAGTGTCGACAAAAGAAACTCGGCGTAGGTCTTCCACGTGTGGCCCGGTGGAAGCTTGATGTTCTTCCACGCGACAGCATCTGTACCGCCATAGATGGCCGTGAAGTTCGCTCCGTTGACTCTGCCCACCATTCGCGCCCAGATGTTGGGCTCCAGGACGCGGTACAGCTTCAAGGTGCTGATTGCCCAGTCGTGGAAAGGAGAGGCAACGCGCATCTCGTGAACGCTCAGCCCTGCGGCATGCATGAGGTCGTAGAGTTTGTTGTAGTCGTAGCCGAATTTGGCGTTGGCTGTCCAGATGTCCTCAACTGGCCAGTCGTACAGTGGGTAGCCGCACCACACGTTCTCGGAGATCCCTGATGTCCAGTTCGCGCCAAGGTATGAAGATTCGCGCTCCGTCGAAGCAGCTCTCCACCGGTTCAGTGACTCATCTGAACGGATTCCGATGAGCCCGATCGTGCGCCCTTTGGATCCGCAAACTACCCTGTGATACCAGGGGCCGAACTCCCGATAGACGTCCTCCTGCATCATGCCAAAGGTGAAGAAGTCGAACGGGTTGTTGTCGACGTTGATCACCCCGTAGAACTCGGGCATGGGACGCACCCAGATGTCTTGTTTGGCTGGATCCCACGGAATCCAGTACTGCTCGTACATCGACGTGGCCGTCTTCGAACTCTTGGGGAGGCACTCCCAAAACGGTTCAATGAGATCGAGATTCGAAGTCATCACGCGCTCGACGTAGCGTGTTGTCTCGGTGTACTGCGCCTCAAAATCTTGATGGAACACGCCGATCTTCTTCGTGATGCCGTTCGCCCTCATGTACGAGAGCACGAGGTTTAAGAGCAGCCCGGAGTCTTTTCCACCAGAGAACGACACATACACGTTGTCGAAGTGCTCAAAGATGAACTGTAGCCTCCGCTGCACCGCCGTGTACGTATCGACCTCGAGGTAAATCTTTTTGCCCATCAGCCACCCTTTACGACGATCGCGTACCGAGCTCCCTTGTCGCCGACCTTCTTGAATCCGAGGCCCAGAAGAACCGGCAGGTTTGTTTTGAGCACCGTTGATTGGAGCGGGGAAGCCATCGAGTCAGCAGCGCGGACTACAGCTTCGTAGACCTCAGAGTCTCCCCAGGCAAAGGCGTAGAGCATCCTGGCTGGCCTGCCGTTCAGAACCGAGTTGAACCCGACTACCGTGCCGTCACGGATCGCGAAAATCCACGTCTGGCCGGGCTTGCTGAACATGGGGTAGCCGCCACGCTTTTTGGCTACTTCCTCACTCGCCATGAGAGGCCCCAAGATTGGCCACAGCTCCGGCTCTCCGTGCTCGATGATCCTTAGTTCAAATGTGCTCATGATGCTATTTTTTGTTCGTCTGCCTTGATTTGCCCCATCAGTCTCCGAAGTGCGGAAACCCTGGTTGTCTTGTCCTTGATTGATTCTATGTTTTCTCGCAGGTACTCAGCGATGCTCTGCTTACGAGACATGAGGTCCATAAGCGTGCCGTCGATCGTGCCTTGCATGTTGATCGTGAAATAGGTGCACGGCTTTGTCTGGCTGATGCGGTGGATTCGGTCCTGAGCCTGGACGTACAGTGGGTACTGAAGACCCAGGGAGTAGAACCCAGCGTAAGAAGCCTCAGTGAATGTGTAGCCGTGGCCGCCTGTGCTGGCAAGTCCGACGAGAAACCGCCTGTGGCCACGGAAGAGGCTAACCTCACGCTCGCGAGCTTTGCCTTTGTACCTGCCGGTCAGTTCGCTAGCCTGGTCTTCTCCGTACACTCTGGCGATCATGGCTTTGATGTCATCGACGTCGCGCAGCCATTCAGCCCAGATGATGACCTTCTCGTCCTCGGGAATCTGCCTCAGGACTGACTCGAGAGTTTCGAGCCGCCGATGCTCCGCCTCGTGCACGGTAGGGGTTACGTCGCCCTTTCGCCCGCTCAGGCGCGGATATTCGTTCCAGAACCCACAAGCTGCCTGTCGACACGCGTTGAAGAGCCGGTAGACGAGCACGCTTTCTTTGTCCGAGTCGTCGCATTCCATGAGTTCGGCGAAGAGAGTTTCTTTTGCCCGGCTGTAAAGCTCTTCTTGTTCCCAAGTCATGCGGACCCAGTGGTGTTCAAAGAGCTTCTCTGGCAGATCAAGGCATTCGGCTTTGGTGACCTGGTACACGTACGGGGCGATCTTCGCAGAGATCCACGGCACGTTGTGAGCCCTAACCACAAGCCCACGTTTGCGCTCGTGGTATTCCAGATGGTTCGCCGCAAACGAGTAGAAGCTTTTGTAGCCGAGGATCCTTTCGTCGAGAAAGAACATTTGGCTGAACAGATCCTGTATGCCCTTTTGAATGGGTGTGCCTGTGAGCATCAGGCGGTACAGTGCTGGCCTTGAGAGTCCCGTAATCCACCGCGTGCGCTCAGCTTTGTGGTTGGCGCAGTAGCCCGACTCGTCTAGGATCACCATGGTGTGCGGATCGATCAGTTTCTTCACTGCGAGCCGGACACGGTCGCTACTGCTCATCGACTCGATGCCAACCACGTACCAATAGGCATTCGGAATGTGGGTCGACGACGTTGAGTCATCGAAGACGTACACGGATGCGTCTTCGACGTGCTTTTCGATCTCCACTTCGATGGTGGGTTTGAGTGTGATGGGGCAAAACCACACAACGCGCCTCACCTTTCGCCTTGAGAGCGCGAGCATGATCGCCGCAAGCGATTTCCCTGTGCCCATGTCCATGAACAAAGCGCCCACCTTGAACGGCTTCAGCTTCTGCACTGCCGCGAGCTGCTGTTTCATTGGCTCAGTCCTCAGGATCATCTAGGAGGGCCTCCGAATGGTGCACACGGTCAGGGTTCAAGCGCCTGGGCTTCGCTGTCGTCAGGGGTCTGAGTGGCAATCTGCAGCCGATTCCGCAGTGAATGGTGTCCGGCACCTGCAAGGTACGGCGCTGCCCTAGGTAGCTCGACAAGCCACGCTGGCACGTTGAGAAGAACCGAAACGTCTGCGACAGACTCCACAGCCTTACGCAAATCACTCCTGACGGCAGATGCCTAAGAATTTCGGCGGTCCTGGAGATGCCAATGGAGCTGCGCCCCAGCACGATGATGAGCTGCGCTCTCGTGAGTGCAACCTCGCACATGCAGGACAGTCTGCCGTCTCGCGTCAGGCGAAACGAGTCGATTGAACCTCCGTTTAGCTCGCTCAGAGCTAAACGGAGGTTTCGGTAAGCGCAGGCAACCCCAGCGCTTGGCACCTCGCTAATCTTCATCGTCGTCCCTCAGAGCAGGATCCGGCGCTGCTGATGCAGGGTCAAAAGAGTTGGGTGCTGGCTCTTGCGGGGCTTGTGCGGGATCCACAAGGTATGCGCCGGAATACTTTGCCTTCTGAGCCTCGATGTACTCGCTCGCATTTTTCGAAAGGGTGACTTTGTGAGCGTCGCAGAGTCCCTCAACGATTTCCCAGGCTTTGACCGGTACGCGCATGCACCCGGACTCCCACCGTCCCCCGCAGCGCTTCAGCCCGTTGTATAGCGCGTCGTGCGTTCCGCGCCACTGAACAATGAACAATCCATCTTTCAGGATGCACCAGCGATTTGGATGCCACGTAAAGGACGCGTCCTTTACCATCGCGAGGGTCTTTTGTGAGGGCAGAAGAACTCTGAATCCAGCGCCGATTAGCCTGGTTGCAAATTCTGCAACGATGTCATCGAGCGTTTGGAACGGGTTCGCCGGAATCGCCCATCCGTTCGGCCCGTACGTTCCTTGACCCTTGACAATGGGGTATAGGTCATCGTCTTTGCGTGGGTATTGGACGTACACCATCCGGTGAGTTTCGCTCAACACGATCTCAACCGGAGTTGCGCCCTTAGTCACGCTTTCCCCTTCGGCGATCAGGGTTTCAGCGGCTTCCTCAGCGAGTTCTCGGGCCTGCGCGACTTCGTCAGACTTTTCCAGGATTGCTTCGCGCCAATCTCGCCCTTCCTGGATGGCGGTGTAGGCGATCTGCAGAGTATCCATTGCCGCCTCACCTGCGAGATAGGTGAGATTGTCGCGGTTGTCGATCCACCACTTAGCCTCGGTTCGGTTCAGTAGCGATTGCGAAAGAACCTCGTTGTCGACGTCCACGGTCTGAACGTAGATCGCCTCGACCTCCTCTTCGGGCAAACAACGAACCTTTTTCAGTTGATGAAGCAGCCCTTGGCGCAAAGCCCCCATTGGCGATCTGAATAGGCGGTCGTAAGCAAGATCGGGGATGTCTATGCGCTGGCCCTGGGTCTGCTGGAGCCTGTAATCCACGCAGCAAAACTCATAGCGTATGGTTTCGGCCCAAGCAATTTGCCTCTCTGAGCCCGAAAGCGCCGGGAACCCGCAGAGTGACGCGTACTGCTGAGCTTCGGCTAGAAGCTGCTCGCGCACCTGTTCTCTTTTCTGTTTGCGGCATTCCTCGCAGTCCTTGGACTCGTACCAGGACTGAAGCGATTTCCTGCTTTTCGTCGGCCCGGAAAGCCGAATGGTGCCCGTGTGCCCGCAGGCGTGGGTGCATGTGTATTTCATCGTGCACCGCCGTTTGTGAGGATAATTGTAGTAGTCATTGGGTCTGTTCCGTTGGCTCAGCCCAGGGAGGTTGCCGCCTCGCCTGGGCAATCTTGTTCTAGGCTGCCGCCTGCGCTCCAAGCGTCGATATGGCTTCTTCGATGTTTCCTGACTCGATCTGCGCGATGGCGGACTGGATGGTCTTTGGCTTCACTTCAAAGAAATCGAGGTCCATCAGCGCCTCAGCGCTTTCAATTGGAGTCGTCGATTTGCATGCGGCGAGCACTGCGCAGAGTTCTTGTTGGTGATTGCGAATCTCGATCGCCTTCTGCGATTCGTACCATTTGGGAGCCTGCCCGCATGGCTCAATGAACGCGTTCAGTGAGGGTGAGCCAAGCGTTTCTCCGTCGTACTCGCCAAACGCGATGAAGACTTTCCGGTGCTTGGCTGACTGGAAATAGATTCGAGGGGTGCCGAGGTCGATTCCCCATACGCGCCCTTTGACGATGATTGCAAGATCCCCTAGATCGTCGATGCTCATATGCTTATTATAGCATCATTAATAAGCATATGGACAATTTGTAGGCAACATTTTGGACCTATGCCGCAAAGTAAAACGGGCGCGTGGCATGGTGCCAGCGCCCGGTGTTTAGCAGGGAACAAGGGTCCAAGATGGACCGGTGACAGATCTACTTTATCTCAAGTTTTGCCCGTTCATGTTCAGAACGCCTCTCGGCGGTATCGACGAGCTGCGATATGTGTGCCCAGCAATCGGCGCACAAAAGTCCGCGCCAATACAACCTAGGCACAACTCTTTGCCACTCTTCATCTGGCACCATCGGAGCCCATTCGGGCCACAAGGTGCCGCAGCGACAGCACACCAGTGGGAAGTGGAGATAAGGAACG